TTCTTGCACGGGTGCTCCTCCGCTCAAGTGGTTAGAGATTACGGTCTTTTCGCTCTTTCTCCGCGACCATGTCGATCAACACGGTCTTGGCCAGCTCGAGACCAGCGTAAATGCCGACGACCTTCCCGTACTCGAAAAGATCGCGGCCTTGAGGCTGCTCCAGCGCATCGCGTGCCAGATCGGCCTGCGATTGCTCCAGACGCTGCAGCAGAACCTCAATCCTCATGCAGGCGTCTTCGGCGAGTTCTTGCCGCCCATCGCGCCCTTGCCGGCACCGGTCTCAACGGCTTCGCCCATTGCCAGACGCTTGTGCATCTTGACGCCGTCCTTACCGACCGGCTTGCCCTTGGTGTCGTTCATTTCAGTCTCCTCGTTACGGGTTGATGCCGGTGCCGGTGCTGACGCCGAAGCGCTCGCCCGTCTCGACCTCGAGTTTGGCCAGCTCCATGGCCGTCAGGTTGTCCTGCGTGTTCATCGCCTGACGTACCTGCATCTCGGACAGCTTGCGCTGGTTCTCGATCTGCTCGATCTGCTGGGCGGAGGCGATGCTCGCCTGCCCCTGCTGCGCGTCGAGCTGCAGCTTGGCCTGCTCGATCTGCAGCTTGGCCTGATCGTTCTGGGCCTGCTGCTGCGTCTTGGCCGCGTCGAGCTGCAGCTTGGCCTGATCAGTCTGGGCCTGCTGCTGCGTCTTCGCTGCATCGAGCTGCATGCGCTGCGCGTCGGACTGGGCGCGCTGCTGGATCTGCTGCGCCTGCAGCTTGAGCTGCTCCATGGCCGCCTGCGTGTTCGGATCCATGGGCGGCTGCGGCGCGAGCGACTGCATGACCTGCTGCGCCTGCTGGATGACGGGCGGCAGCGACGCAAACACGTTGCCGGCCTGCTGCACCACCGTCTGCGAAGCCTCGGCCAGCATGGCGTCGAATGCGCGCTTGTCGTCGGGATCCTTGATCGCCTTCAGCACGTCGCCGATGTCCTCGCCCGTCGCCTCGGTGCCCAGTTCGAACACGCTGTAGGCGTACCACGACGCGAGGTGATCCCGGATGTGGTTCAGGATCATCGGCAGGTACGTCGGCGCGATCAGCGGGTTCATGCCCAGCGCGGGCGAGAGCATGTACGCCAAGTGCGTCTTGAGGTGGGCGATGTGATCCTGCTCGGGGAAGACCACGATCGGCTGGCCCATGGTCGCCGCCACGTTCTCGTTGACGGCGTTGCGCTCCTTGGGCTCCACCGCCGGGTTGAGCAGCTCCTTGGCGTTGGGGATCTTGAGCGTGTCGAGGATGCGCTCCTCGACCTTCCGCAAGTTGTAGAGCTGCGGCAGCGCGGCCGCGCGCTGGGCCACGGCCTGCACCTGCGCGAAGCGCTGCGCCTCCGAGAAAATGTTCGGGTCGCTGACCGGCACCACGTCGAGCGGGCCTTCGAAGTCGGCGCGCGTGGCCAGCTCCTCGCCCAGCTCGGCGTCCGTCTCCTCGTCGTCGAGGTACATGGCGTTGAGGCGGTGCAGGATCGACAGCAGCTTCTGCATCGAGTTGTGCAGGCGGGCGTGGATGGCGCTGAACACGACCATGCCCTGCTCGATCTTGGCGAGCGTCGTGCCGACCGGCGCGTTGGCGTTGCCGTCGGCGATGTCCTCCATGCTGGTGCGGATGACGCCCTTGCCCGCATCGACCAAGAAGCCGAGCAGCGAGAACAGCACCGGCGACGGCTGGTTGTACGGCAGCGGCATGATCAGCTTGCGGATGTCGTCCGCCGCCATGCCGCCCTCGATCTCCATCACCTGCGTCGGCTGGATCTCGAGGCTCTGCCCGCCCTTGCTGCCGCCCTTGAGCTTGAGCATGGTCTGGCTGTTGCTGATGTGCGCGCTGTCGAGCAGGGCGCGCAGTGCGCCCGTCGCGGCGGCCGCCAGACCGCCGACCATGTGCGGCAGGCCGATCGGGTACGCGCCGCGCCACGGCACGAAGGGGAACTCGACGAACCACTGCAGCTCTTCCTGCGCCTCGTCCAGCTCGTCCCAGTTGCGGTAGATGCTGAGCACCTTGCCCGACGGCTTGTCGATGCTGATGATGTACGGCAGCGCCTCGTCGTCCTCGATCGCGGCGATGGTGTACACCTCGTAGACGGTGCGGAGGCCATCCTCGTTGTAGCTGGTCTCCTCGCGGCCCTCGATCTTGTTGTTCGCCTTCTCGGCGACGCTGTACTCGGGCTCCATGCTGACCGGGCCGAGATCCACGTCGCGGTACATGCCGCTCTTGACGCGGCGCTGGTAGTCCACGGCCGTAAGATACTGCACGTGCGTCTTGCGCTGCGCGGTGTAGAAGTTGGTTGCAGCGAACGGCAGGTACAGGTCGTCGATCGCGACGAACAGGAACTCAGGCCGGTTGCGGTCTTCCTTCCACGTGACCTTCATGTACTGCGCGCCGCCCAGCGGCACCTGCGTCAGGAGCTGCTCCAGCTCGGCGCGGAACTCGCTGGACTGGACGGTGAGCTGCCAGTTCATGAACGTCGTCTTGCGCTTGGCCTTCTTGACCTTGTCGGCCGTCACCTCGCCGGGGATCATGTCCTTGACCGGCCCCTGCGGCGGGAACAGCTCCTTGATGGCGCGGGCGGCGAAGTCCACGCAGGCCTCGGTCAGCATCGGGTGGACGACCTTGGTCGCGCCGTTGAACTGCGCGCCGCCGGGCGCGTCGTCGCCCAGACCGGTGCGGCGCAAACCCTCCTCGTACTGCTCGTCGCGCTTCTTGCGCGCCTCCCTGTCCTTGCCGATCAGGTCGAGGTACGACTGCGCCAGCGTCTGCAGCTCGCTCTCGGGCATTTCCTCGGCGAGGTTGGCGAGGAAGTCGTCGCTGCGCGGTGCGAGGTCGTCATCGTCGTCCAGTCGGACGATGGCGCCGCCGTCGGGCGTGTCGATCACGTCCTCGTCGTCGGCCTCGCCCAGATCGACCACTTCGGTCTCGGGCAGATCGTCATCGTCTTCCATGCCCGCTCCTTAGACAGCGTACGGATTGGCAACCGGCTTGGGCGGAGGCCCAGACGGCTCATCTTTTTTGGCTTGTACCGCATCCAGTAGGCGCTTGTCCATCATCAGCCTGAGCGCCTGCGAAGTCGAGTCGACGAAGTCGTCGTGCTTGATGCTGCCGGGCCCGGTGTAGCTGCACAGCTGGTGCAGCAGCGGGTCGACCCAGTTGCGTGGCTGGCCCAAATGTTTGGCGCTTTCGGGCAGCCACACCATCTTGCGTGCGAAGATCGGGCTGACGATGTGCAGGCGGGTGAGCTTGTCGGCGCGGCCGGGGTTGTAGGCGTAGGCCTCGATGCCCTCGCGCTCCAGCATCTGGCGCAGGCTGATGCCTGAGCCCTTGTCTTCGATCAGCAGGATGTCCGGCTTGCGGCCGGACGTGGTCGGCTTGCCGCTGCCGAACAGCGGCTTGATCAGCGCCGTGTCGTCGTCGTCACCGTATGCAGTGTTGAGTTCACGACGCACACGGCGCAACAGATCCGGGAGCCCCAATCTCTCCTCCCAGCAGTCCAACAGCATCACGTTGTTGCGTTTCTCATGATGGAAAACCCCCCACACCGTGCAGGCTGTCGGGTCAGCATCGCCCGATCGCTTGTCGGTGGTGGCCTCAGTGAACGCCGTGTCGAGGCTCATAATCACCAGATCGAAGCGCGGCAGCGGCTTGTCGTGCGCCCATAGCCTGAACTGCGATCGCTTGATGATACCCTGCTCCTCTGGATCCAACAGCTCGCCGTGTAGCTCTTGACGGCCGAGCGTCGTGTTCTCGTAGACCGCCAACTGGTCGAAGAACGAATCGGGCAGGTTGGCGCGGTTGTCGTACGTTGAGCCGGTGACAATCACGCGGCCCGGCTTCTTGGCCACGAGCTTGCGCACCAGCTCCTTGGGCTTGGGCGTGGTCGTCCACAGCACCTGCGGCCGCTCGCCCAACCGCAACCCAAACATCGCTTGATCCCACGCCTCATCGTACTGCCATGCGGCCAGTTCGTCTGCCCATATGCGACAATGCTGGGGCCCGCGCAAACGCTCGGGCTTTTCTGCAGTGAAGCCACGGATTGAGCTGACGCCGCCGGCTATGTTGAACATCTCAATGACGAGGTCGCTCTTGTTGTACGCCTTGACCAGCTCAGGCGGGATGACGGACAACAGGCCGGACTCGCCCTCGAAGCAGGTGAAGCGGACGTCCTGATAGGTGGGTGCTATGACCGCGCTGTCGAAGCCGTTAGGATCAAGGTAGGTCACACGGCCCAACCATTCACTTCCCACGCGCGTCTTACCAAAGCCGCGCCCTGCCAAGAAGCCCATCTCTACGAAACCGCCCGGCGCCACAAACTCAGGAATCTGATTGTCGCGCGCCGTATTAGTCCAGCGGTTTTGCCAGAACAGGAAGGCAGCCTGCTGCGGGTTGAGCTGGCTCAGTATGGCGGTGTCGACGCTCACCCACCCACAATGGGGGTCATTGGACCGTGATGCAAGAACCCAATACGCCATTGAGACAGACGATCAGGTAGGTGTCATCACTCTCGCAATAGAAGACACCGGGCCCCTCGGCGCTCAGTATCTCCATCGCCCACTTCACCAACCCGACGAACTCCCAGCTGCCGTCAATGGGATCGGGATCGTCGTCGAGGTCCCTCTCAAGGATGTGCAACATCGCTATCACTTGCCGTCTCCCTTGATCGTCGGCCGCTGCAGCAGCGCCTCAGTCAGTTTACGCATGTCGTCCGCCGACACGCCCACCGCCTCAGTTTTGATCGCGCCGCCGTCCGGGCCGGTCAGCGCCAGCTTTGACTGTTCGCCGTACCGAGTAGGATGCCACTTCGCCAGCAGCTTCAGCCGCGTCTCAACGCGCACCCGGCGCGAGGCGGGATCCTCCTCTTGATCGTCGGCGATCTCGATGCACTGGTCGGCGATCTCGTGACCGCCGCGTTCGCGCGCGCGCGTGAAGCGTCCGAGGAACTCCGCGTCATCATCCAGCCAATCGTACACCGCGCTTTTTCCAACGCTCTGCTCGCGACAGATTTGCCGCAGCGGCTTGCCTGACGTGAGTTCCTCAATGATGAGATCAGCCAGCTGTGCGCTGCGAATGTTCACACCCTGCGCCATGATCAATCCTCCACCATGCTTTGGCTGCTCTCCAGCCGATCTGCGACCAGTTTAGCATATCCCTCAATGTCGCGCCACGAATCGACATAGAGGGGATCGCCGCACAGGATGCGCGCGACCTTCGTCGCCGTCATCTCGAGCGCCTCACGCGCATCGGCTGGGAGACTGTGCCAGCCCGCGCTATGCCGCATCGCGGCCTTGACGTTTTGGGCGACGAGCGCCGACTCCACGAACGTCCCATATCGGGTGCCACGCTCCCCCAAGACCTGATCAATTTTCATGCCCAATTCCACCCCACTTCAGCCCGTCTCGAAACGTACCGCTCGTAGCGTACTTTTCGTATCCCCCCTTAGGGGGGGAGTACGATACGGTACGCTGACTCGCCCTGCCCCGGTGAAGATACGATCTAAGATACGCCACAACCACTTTCCTTTGTATTTCAATGACTTCCACCGTATCTTTTCAAAAAGTACGCGTAGATACGCTAGGCTTTTTGGCCATTTCGGGCCATCATCATGTTGTCCGCCGTTTTTTGGCAAATTACGGCAAATCCGACCCCATTTTTCTCCACAATTTCGGCCAAGGTCAGCACCCCGATCAGCTTGTCGGTGACGCTTGGTTTGAGGTACTGCTGGGCATATGCCTCGCTCAAATCCAGCTTGATTTTGAGGTAATCGAGCAGCGCCGATCGCGACACAAATGGCTTCCCGTTGGCGATTTCGGCGCCGGAATCGAACCACGCGCTTTCGAACATCTTGCGCCATGTATCCAATTTGGATTCTTTTTTCCGCTCTGGGGGTGCCTCTGCGGTTACAAGCACGGCGCTGGTAACCGGCTCGCCATCCTCATCCAGCCAGCCGTTGATGGCAACGGACTGGAGGTTTGCGAAGATCGGCTCGGCCTCTTCTGCGTCCTTGGACTTGCGCTGCACGATCTGGATTGGCGTGTCGCCTTTGGCGGGGACGACGCTGATCTCGATCTCGAGCGCGCCCTTCCATGCGGACGATCCGCGCGCCCGGTGTTGGGCCTCATCGGCAACGCCGGTGTGGTGGACGAGCAGCACAGAGCAGTTGAACTCCCGCATGAGAGCCGCGCAGGCGTCGATCATGGTCTTGGCGTCGACGGAGCTATTCTCATCGCCGAACAGGAAGCGATGCAGCGTGTCGACGTTTATGAGGCTGGGTGGGTGTGGCAGCGCGCGAATGGCATCGACCACCCGCTGATAGCCCTCTGGCGTGTTCAGGTCCGTGCCGGTTTTGGAAATCCACATGTCCAGTGTGCCGGCTTTGTGGTGCTGCTTCCACGCGGCAACGCGGCTGCGCAAGCCGTGATGGCCCTCGCCGGCCAGATAGACCACTGGGCCGGGCTTGACGCGATGGCCATGCCAGTCGGTGCGACCCGACGCGATGTGCAGGCTCCAGTCCAGCACGGCGAAAGTTTTGCCGCCACCTGACGGGCCGTGCACCATGATGAGGGCTTGCTCTTGCAGCCAGTGTTTGACCAGCCATTTGATCGGCGCGGGCTCGAGGCAGAAGTCATCGGCCGGAGTGAGCCAATCTGTGACTGCAGGCGGCGGGTTCAGCAGCGCCCTCAGATCATGCCCCGCCTGCACGTAGTCGTTCGCATCGCCGGGGATGGGGGGCATGACGACCCGCGCGCCGTGCTTGGCACTGGCCTGATCGGCGTATTTCTGGCCCGTGCCGGATGTGTCGTTGTCTGCCACGATCGTGATTGGCGCCGCGATCCCAACCAGCTCGCGTATCGAGCCGGTGACGGGTACGAGGTTGGAGGCCGAGTAGGCCACGACGCAGGGGCGCCCGGTGACTTCGTGGATGGTCGCGGCCGTGGCGAAACCTTCGGCAATGTAGACGGTGCCCGGCTCATCCATCGTCCCGACGATCCAATAGCAGCCGCCAGTCTGGCCGCCGGAGTGGTACAGCTTTCCGCCGTCCACATCGATATACTGGAGCGACGCCAGATGCCCGTCTGGCGTATAGAGCGGCACGACCAGCCGGCCATCGCCCGTGACGCGGGAGCCATGCACGGCGACGCCCTTGCGCGCCAGATAGGGATGCGCCGGATCGGCGCCCATGCAACCGACCCAGATAGCCTCGACGGTGTTGGCGGCGGTCTCGCGGGTACGAGCCGTCTCTGCATCGCGGGCGGCTTTGGCCTCGTTCATGCGGCGGGCGTGGGCCATTTCCTCGGCCGGGGTCAAGTTCCGGCCCACGTCTGCGCGCCACGTCGATTCGATGCCAGCGCGCCAGCAGCCGAAACGGCCGGCGGGGATGCCATCCGAGTAGGCCACGTACCAGCCGGATTTGTCGCCGGCGCCGGGGCTTCCCTTCGTGCCGGAGTTGAAGCGGTGCAGCTTGCCATCGAGGACAATCTCACGCGGCGGCGTTAGTCCCGATCGCTGCATGGCATCCAGCAGCTGCACGGCCGGTGGATCAGGCTGCGCCACTTTCGGCGGTGACCACGGGCCACCCAATATGTTGGTGAGGTCAACCATCGACGGTGGCCGCAGTCAGATAGTCAGACAGCGCTTTCATCGTCGCATATGTCGGATTGGCGTTCGTGCCGTTGCGGATCGCCCCGATGGTGTTGCGATGGATGCCCGTGCGCTCCGCAACCTTTTCGACATTACGATCGTCAAGCGCAGTTCGTATCTGTTCCAGTGTGAGCATTTTCGACCCCGTTGATTTTTGCACATTGGGGGGTTTACAACCGCACGATAGGCGCTGTAAAGACCCTTTTACGCACCGACTGGATGGTCCGACAGGTGCTAACGACGGAGAGCCATTATGGCAATCAATCTGAAACAGACGGGCGGACTGTCCGCCAACGGCGTCAAGCTGCTCTGCTACGGGCAGGCTGGCGCCGGCAAGACGAGCCTGATCCGCACGCTACCGAACCCGGTGGTGTTGTCGGCGGAGGGTGGTCTGCTGTCAATCCAAGACGCCGACCTTCCCTACATTGAGATCACCGGCATGGATGATCTGCGTGAGGCGTATGAGTGGGCCAAGTCGTCGACCGAGGCGGCATCATATCAGAGCGTGGCGCTGGACAGCATCAGCGAGGTCGCCGAGGTCGTGCTGGCCCACGAACTGCGCAAGAACAAGGACGGCCGCGCGGCATATGGTGAACTGAACACCACCATGCAGGAACTCATCCGCGCGTTCCGCGACCTGCCCGGCAAGCACATCTACATGAGTGCCAAGCTGGAGAAGTCGCAGGATGAGATGGGCAAGCTGCTCTACAATCCGGGCATGCCCGGTAAGTCGCTGACGCAGGGGCTGCCGTACTTCTTCGACGAGGTGCTGGCGCTTCGGGTCGAACGTGACGCCGACGGCGTGACCCAGCGCGCTCTGATGTGCGACGGCGACGGCGCGTGGCTGGCCAAGGACCGCTCGGGCAAGCTGGACACGTGGGAGGCGCCGGATCTCGGTGCCGTCATCGCCAAGATTGGCGGTGCAGCATGACCGCCTCGATCTACCAGCAGTGGCTGGACGCCAAGGCGGCTGAGACAGCCGCGACCAAGACCCGCCGCGATCTTGAGGATGCGATGGTCAAGACCTTTGGCGTGGCCGAAACGCTGGAGGGCACCCTCAACTTTGATGCGGACACGTACAAGGTCAAGATCGAGGGCCGCATCAACCGCAAGATCAACGCCGACAAGCTGCAAGAGCTGGCGGCGGAGAACGGCCTGAGCGACCATCTTGCAAGCCTGTTCCGGTGGAAACCGGAAATCAACGCCTTCGCTTGGAAAGCAGCCAAGCCGGAAATCACAACCCCACTGCTTGACGCAATAACGGCCACACCGGGCCGTCCCTCGTTCACCATCACCAAGGAGTAATTGACATGGCATTCCTCGAAGAAACTTTTGTCGTCGACAACCTGCCGCAGCCTGAGCGCAGCTATGACCTGCTGCCTGAAGGCTGGTATGACGCCACGATCACGAAGGCCGATGTCGGTCAGACTAAGGCTGGCACCGGCACCAAGATCGATGTCCGCTACGACATCACTGGGCCGACGCAGCAGGGCCGGGTCATTTTCGGCAGCCTGAACATCCGCAACCCCAGCGTCGAGGCCGAACGCATCGGCCGCGAGCAGTTGGGTGAATTGATGCGCGCCATTGGCCTGCAACGGGTGCAGGATTCCGACGAGCTGATCGGCGGCAATGTCTGCATCAAGGTGCGCATCAAGAAGGCGAGCCCCAAGGACATCGCCAACGGTTACACGCAGGACCGCAATGAGATCGCGGGCTGGAAGGCGATCGGCGGCTCAACGGCGGCGATGCCGAAGGCGTCGGGTTCCGCATCGGGCGCGCCAGCCAGCGCAAGCGCCAAGCCGCCTTGGGCTAAGTAAGTGAGTTTGTCCCCCCGGCCTTTTGGGGTTGGAGCCGGGGGGACGCCTCAACCGCAGCAGCGAGAGACAGGTCAATGAAATTGCCCGAGCCGATAAATACCATACCGCACCTGATCGACCAATATCATAAATCGCAGAGCGAGAAGCCGCGCCCGCATCTGGGGTGCAGCCTGCTGGGCCACCCTTGCGATCGATGGCTGTGGCTGTCGTTCCGCTGGGCCGTGGTGGAGGCGTTTGAGGGACGTATCCTGCGCCTGTTCCGTCGCGGCCAGCACGAGGAGGCAGTCATCATACGTGACCTACGCAACGTCGGGATAGACGTGCGATCGAGCCAGCAACGGGTCAATTTTGGCAGTCACGTCTCCGGCAGCCTTGACGGCGTCATTGAGAGCGGCGTGCCAGAGGCGCCGACAAAGCGCCACGTTGCCGAGTTCAAGACGCATTCGAAAAAGAGCTTTGACGACATGGCGGCCAAAGGCGTTGAGAAATCTAAGCCGATGCACTTCGTCCAGATGCAGGTCTACATGCACGGTACCAACATTGACCGCGCGCTCTATGTGGCGGTCTGCAAGGACGATGACCGGCTCCATATCGAGCGTGTTCGCTACAACGCCGACGTTGCCACCAGAGCGGTGGAGCGCGGCCGGCGCATCGCACTGGCGGATCGCATGCCACCACCCATCAGCACCGATCCCAGCTGGTACCAGTGCCGCTTCTGCCCGGCGCATGAGCTGTGCCACAAATCACAACCGACGAAGGAAGTGAATTGCCGCACATGTGCGCATGCGACGGCGAAAGAGGATAGCACTTGGCGCTGCGAGCGGCACGAGGCCGACAATATCCCGGTCGATTTCCAGCACACCGGCTGCGATGATCACATTATCCACCCTGATCTGGTGCCGTGGCCAATGATCCCCAGCGAGGACGGTCACAGCGTCATGTGGCGCATCGGCGATCGCGTGATTGAGAACAGCGCGACTGCATATAAGAGCCGCGAGATACTGGCGAACCCGGCCGTGTGCGGGACCGAAGAAGTTGAGAATGTGAAGCGGGTGTTCCCTGAAGCGGAGGTAGTGGCGTGAAATACGGATCAGTTTGCAGCGGCATCGAAGCCGCAACCGCCGCATGGCATTCGCTTGGCTGGCAGCCTGCTTTTTTTAGTGAGATTGAGCCATTTCCGCGCGCCGTGTTGGCGCATCACTATCCAACCGTGCCACTGCACGGCGACTTCACCACCATAGGAGCAGATCAATATGGAGCAATTGACCTTCTTGTCGGAGGAACCCCCTGCCAGTCGTTCAGCGTCGCTGGCCTCAGAGGCGGACTGGATGACGACCGTGGCAACTTGGCCCTTGAGTTTCTTAGGCTTGCTGACCGAAAGCGGCCCAGATGGGTGGTTTGGGAGAACGTCCCCGGCGTCTTGTCAAGCAACGGCGGACGGGACTTTGGTTCCATACTCGGGGGCTTGGGCGAACTCGGGTATGGGTGGGCCTACCGAGTGCTTGACGCTCAGTACTTCGGAGTGGCCCAGCGCCGCCGTCGTGTGTTCGTTGTCGGATACCTTGGAGACTGGCGACCTGCCGCAGCGGTTCTTTTTGAGCGCCACAGCATGTCAGGGCATCCTGCGCCGAGCCGAGAAGCGCGGCAAGACGCTGCCAGCGGCGCTGCAACGGGCGCTGGAGAGCGTGGCGATGCCGGAGGGGAGCGACCTGCTGTAGGCTGGCCCGCGAGTGTGGCCTGCACCCTCGACACTGACTTCGCCAGCAAGTGGGGACAGAACAACCAGCACGTCAACGCAGGCTGCCCGCTGTTCGTGCCTGACGTGGCGTATCCGATCAACACGCAACTTGGACTGCGCGGTGCTGATACCTCAAACAGCAGCCGAGAGGGTGTCGGTGTGGGTAATGCGGGCGATCCGGCGTACACGTTACAAGCCGGTCACAGCCACGCAGTGGCCTATGATCACCCCGGGCGGTACAACAACATCCACGGCGGGACGGGCGAACACCGCCATGTCATGCCTACGCTGGAAAGTACGAACCCTAAGCAGATCATCGCCTTTGCCCAGAACACCCGCGATGAGGTGCGCTACATCAACGGGGATGGCCAGATCGTTGGCGCACTGGCCGCTTCGTCTGGCATGAAGCAGACCAACTATATCGCCTTCAGCAAGGGCGACCACGGAGCTGACGCAGGTGACAACATCTGCCCGACTATCCGCAAGGGTGGAGACGGCGGCGGCAATATGCCAGCCGTGGCCTACTCCATCATGCCGATGAACAGCGGCAAGGACTACAAGGCCCGCGAGACTGAGGTGGCGCAGCCGATCATGGCGGGAGGCCCAGTGAGTGGCAATCAGGGCGGCGACTTCGTCGTCACGCCGTTTACCTTAATTGGCGGCGTTGACTATGAAAACAACGGTCATGAGCCGTGGGAGCCAACGGGGCCGATCATGAAAGGCAGCCCAACAGGTGGTGGGCATCCTTTGCCAGCCATCGCCTTTGACACCACCCAGATCAGCAGCCCGCACAACTACAGCAACCCGCAAGCCGGTGATCCGTGCCACCCACTGGCGGCAGGCGCGCATCCGCCTACGGTGGCGTTTGAAGCTAATATGTCTTTTACAACTCCAGACACAAGCGGCGTCAATCCAACTTTAACGCGTCGGCATTACGCATCTGTAGCGATTGCATCCGCCGTCCGCCGCCTCACCCCGCGCGAGTGCGAGCGCCTGCAAGGCTTCCCCGACGATTACACCGCCATCCCGTGGCGCAAGAAAGGCTCAGAGGATTGCCCTGACGGCCCGCGCTACAAGGCGCTGGGCAACAGCATGGCGGTGCCGGTGATGCGCTGGATTGGAGAGCGCATTGCAGCAGTGGAGGCTTTCAATGCTCCGTGACTATCAACAGCACACCATCGACCAGCTGTATGGCTGGTTCGCTGCGGGCAACGCCGGCAACCCGTGTCTGGTGCTGCCAACCGGCTCCGGCAAAAGCCACATCGTGGCGGCGCTGTGCAAAGATGCGCTTCAAAACTGGCCGGAGACGCGCGTCTTGATGCTGACCCACGTCAAAGAGCTTATTGAGCAGAATGCTGCCAAAATGCGCGAACATTGGCCTAACGCGCCGATGGGCATCTATTCCGCCGGGCTGCGAAGCAAGCGCCTCGGCGAGCCAATCACGTTCGCCGGCATTCAATCGGTGCGGAGTAAGGCGCAGCAACTGGGCCACATTGATCTCGTCATCATCGATGAGTGCCATCTGGTGTCGCACAAAGACGAGGGCAGCTATCGTCACCTGCTGGCCGATCTCACCGCCATCAACCCGGCGCTGCGCGTCGTGGGCCTGACAGCCACGCCATACCGGCTGGGCCACGGGCTGATCACCGACGCACCGGCCCTGTTCCACGCCATGATCGAGCCGGTGTCGATCGCGGAACTGATCTACAAAGGGTTTCTCTCCACCCTGCGTAGCAAGCCCACCAATGCCACGTTCGACGTGAGCGGCGTCCACAAGCGGGGCGGAGAGTATATCGAGAGCGAGCTGCAGGCGGCGATCGATACCGACGAGAACAACGTCGCCGTGGTTGACGAGGTGATCGATCGGGCGGAGGGGCGCAAGGCGTGGCTGTTTTTTTGCGCCGGCGTCCACCATGCCGAGCAAATCGCGGCGCTGCTGAACCAACGCGGAATCCCGGCGGCTTGCGTGGTGGGCACAACGCCAAAGGCCGATCGCGAGCAGATACTGGCGGATTTCAAGGCCGGCCGCCTGCGGGCGCTGACAAACGCAAACGTCCTCACGACCGGGTTCGACTATCCCGACATCGATCTGATTGCCATGCTGCGGCCGACGATGAGCGCCAGCCTGTATGTCCAGATGGCTGGCCGCGGGATGCGCGTGAAGAGCCACACCGATCACTGCTTGGTGCTGGACTTTGCGGGGGTGGTGCAGGCGCATGGGCCGATCACCGCTGTGCAGCCGCCCAAAAAGGCAGGCAAGGGCAACGGCGAGGCACCGGTCAAAGTCTGCGATGCCTGCAACGAGCTGGTACACATCAGCGCCAAGATCTGCCCGACCTGTGATACGCCGTTCCCAGAACCCGAGAAGCCCAAGCTGGAGCTGCACCACGACGACATCATGGGCGTCGATGTGCAGGAGATGACGGTTACGGAGTGGAGGTGGCGCAAGCACACGAGCCGCGCCAGTGGCAAGGAAATGCTGGCCGTGTCGTACTATGGCGGCCTGAGCGATCCGCTGGTCGAGGAATATTTTCCGGTCACGCACGGCGGTTACGCCGGTGAAAAGGCGGTGGCGACGCTTGGCATCATTGCCAGCAGTGCTGGCGCGCAGTTGAGGCAAGGTATTACGCTCGACGGCGCTGCTGCCGTGATGAATGCCTCAAGGCCGCCAGCGGGCATCACATACAAACGCGATGGCAAATATCATCGCATCATCGGGAGACTGTGGGAATGAGTATGGCAACAAAGCCAGCCGCGCTGATTGCTTGGGAATGCGGGCGCCCTAAACTATGTTGGGACTGCAACTATTTTCACCGGGAAACCAACCATTGCCACAAGCACGACGCAACGCCGCCCGCCGAGTTCCAAGAGGCACCAAGCGCCTGCCCGGACTGGCGGGAACACGATCCATACGATGTGCAGGCGAGGGAGGTGCCGTTTTGACGGAAACTTTTCCAACCGAGCATGAGGAGCAGCGTGATTTCGTGCGCTGGTTCCGGCGCAAATATGGGCCGGTGCGGATTTTCGCCATCCCCAACGGCGGCTATCGCTCTCAGACGGCCGGCGCCAAGCTCAAGGCCGAGGGCGTATCGGCTGGCGTTCCCGATCTTTTCGTGCCGGCTTGGCGGCTGTGGATCGAGATGAAGCGTCAGAAGGGCGGCCGCGTCTCGCCCGAGCAGACCGACTGGATCGAGTATCTGGAGAGCCTCGGCCACACCTGCATCGTGTGCCCCGGCTCAGAGAATGCGCAAGCTCAGGTCGACGCATTCGCTGCCACGATAAAATAATTCGCGGCACTGCATTTTCCCTGTTGATCTTTAGGACGAACGGTCCCATAACAATCAGGCCAACGGGGCAGCGCCCCACCAAACGGGAGACACACAATGACCAAGCCAGCCGCCACTTTTGCCGAAATAGAAGCATGGTTAATCGAAGACGCAGGGGACATTGCCGACCGTCTTGAGCGTGCTGGCGTAACGCGCCAGTTTGGCGTTTTAGACAGCATCGTCAAGGTCGAGCTTGAAGAGTACCGCGCTGGGTATCTTCGTAACTTTAACGTCACTGCCTGAACCAGCAGGGCCGGCCACAGCGCCGGCCCACCAACCGGGGCACTGCCCCACCAAACGGGAGACGACCAATGTACGCATGGCTCAAGGAAGACATCGCCAAGCAGGAATGGCGCGACAGCAAGCCGGCCGAGACCGCTGGCCCACCGCAGCCCCTGTGCCCCATGACGCGCTCGATCAGCAGCGCCGCGTGGGCACTGCTCCACCCCACGACCGACTGGCTACAGTGGGGGCCGCGCGAGGCCGCCCGCCGCGAGGCCATCGCCGCCTGCCGCAGCATCAGCCGCATTGCCGCGCAGGTGGCGGCATGATCCGCCCCACGCTCAACATCAACGGCAGCAGCGCGGACGACCTGATCCAGCCGCGCATCGCCGCCTACGACACCCTGCAGGCCGCCATCAAGGCGCTGCAGCAGGTGACGCCCAACGGCCGGGACTACCCCGGCGACAACGACCAGTGCGTGGCCGATCGGCAGGCGCACTACGACCGCCTCGCAGCAATCACGGCCATCGCGACCGAGATCGTCGCCGAGGCCGTCCTCATCAAGGAGCAGATCAAATGAAGTACATGCCAGTGGCGCGATATGCTGACCTGCTGGCCGCTCTGCAAGAGTGCGCCGACTATCTTGACCGCTACGCCGACGTGATCGACGGCGACGACGGCCAGCCCGAGGCGAACGACGCCATGCGGCTGCTGACGGCCGTAACCGATGTGATCGCCTCTGCAACAGGAGAACACCAATGACCAACATCTGGGATCTGTACAAGGAAGAGGAAGAGCGCCGCGTCGAGGCAGAGCGCAAGATCATCGCCGCCGAGGACGCCGCGTGGAGGGCGCTGCCGCAGGCCGAGCGCGACCGCATCAGTGCCGAGCGTCAGGCCCGGCTGGAAGCGCTGTTCGGCGCAGAGGACAGCGACGAGGACGAAGACGACGACGACGAAGACGAGGACGAAGATGAGGAGGACAACGACGATGACTAACCGCACACTGATCGGCTTAACCTGTTTTCTCCTTACCTGCGTCGGCCTGCTGCTGTGGGCATCCGCATGGGAGGAGAAGGCCCGCCAGCGCGCCGAGGCTTACTGTCAGGACCACCAGATGGTGCTGGTGGACACGCCCGCAGGCGAGCGCTGTGCACCCCTCTGGGCACTGGAAAGGACGTCCAGGTGACAAGCAACAACTGGCTGGCCCTGACCATCCTCGCACTCATGGCCACGGCCGTCTGGATCATCGTCCGGCGGCCGCCCACCACCCCGCAAGATCTCGAGGACATCGACTGGTAAAGGAGCACTGAGCTATGACATACGTTGACCCCGATCCCAAGACGACTAAGGGCGACATCGATTTCCACGTCAATCTCGATGACGTTGAGACGCTCATCAACAAAGCCGTCTCGCGGTGGCTGCGTAAGCAGCGCCTCGAAATCTATCTCATGGACGGCCACATCGTCGTCTTCCTTGAGGACGCCTTCGCCGACAACGGCGAACATTACACCTATCGCATTCCCTACGCCGAGTTCTTTGATGAGCGCAATGAAGAGCCGCCAGACCTCACGCAGTTTCTGCTGTTCGGTTTGAAGGTCTATCGCGAGCGGTACGGCCACGATCCCGAAGAGGATGACGCATGACACGCAGACCCATCATCCACAATCGTCGCTTCTACTGGCTCTTTGCCGACGGCCGCCGCGAGCCTATCCACGTCACCGAGAAGCTGCTCGCGCAGATGCGCCAGTCGCAACAGGTGCAGGTGCAGGCGCGGGCCGCACAGCGCGCCGTGGAGGAGGTCAACGCCCCGCCGCGTCGCACCCACAACCCGCCACGCCCGCCCGGCACCATGCCGACGCTGCCATCCGACAGCCGCGACATCGGCAACCGGACGCTCAGCGAGCTGGCCCACGACTACGGCTGGGGCTCAGTGGCGCGCTGCACGGCGGCGCTCAAGGCGCAACGCCCGACCGTCTACGAGGCTGCCCGCGCCAACGGCCGGGCGCGGGGCCGCGTCAACCTGAAACAGGGGCAACCGGCATGACGACAGTCGCAGGACGCTTCACTTTTGAGGTGACGCAGCCGCCGGGCCGGCAGCCGCCTATCGCGGGCGGGCAATGCACCAACCTTCCCGACGCCCTGCGCGAGGCTGGCCACTACCACCGCATCTATGCTCAAGACGGCAGGACGCGCGTCGAGGTGTATGAGAACGGGGCCGGCGGGCATCGGGTTTTGCATCTGATGGCCACCGCAGGAGGCGCGCACAAGGACCCTGACCAGTGACCACGATTACCACATCCTACTCAGCAACAGGAGGAACCAATGAGCATCAGTGACATCATTAACCCATGGGGCGCACTGCGCGAGGCCAAGTGGCTCGCCGCCAGTCAGAAGCGCGAGATCGAGGCCCTGTACCTCAAGCTCAGCAAGGCCGAGACCAAAGCCTCCGAGGCCGCGACCAATGAGCTGGTCATCCGCGTCCTGCGCTCCAAGCTCGAACGGCTGGAGGACACCCTCAAGCAGGCCTTTTTTCGCGACCCCAAGACTGGCCGCTTCGGCCGCAAGGGCGTGCGCAGATGATCGCCGAGGCACGCGAGGCCTTCGCCCAGCGCGATCGGCTGCAGGCTGAACTGGACGCCGTCAACGACCGACTGGTCAAGCTCAAAGCCCAGTACATGGAACGCACCCACATCTGGGGCATCCGTGACGAGCGGTTTCGGTTCGAGATCAACAAAATGGAAGACGCATGAGCAGTTCTAGCGCATCGCTGCCCCGGCACTACTACGTCTGGGTTGATCGATCGTTCATCCGCGAGGGCGGCACCGGGTATGAACCGGCAGTATGGTTCGGCCTGCACAGCCATCCGGGCCGCGCGTGGGGCTGCACTGTCATGCTTGAGTGTGGCGCGGTGTTCAGAAATCTGCCCCCACACGCCCTCGCGTTCAGCGCCGATCCGGCATGCACCGACTGGACGCTGCCGCAGGCTCAGATCTGGGACTGCTATGGCAGGGACTTCTCGCTTTTGGTGTATGACTATCTGGACGGGCTGCGTGTCCGGGTGAAGAGCGGGGAGGCCGGTGAGTATCTGTTCACGGCGGTGCCGCAGGGTGATGCGTTCACGCATGAACCGTCGCAGGGCAAGGAGTTCATGTTCATCCGCACCAACCGCGATCGGCTGACCATCGTGCCGACAAACAATCTCCTGTTTGAGGAGCGCAGTTTCACCGTCGATCAGGGCTGGCCGCAGCTTAAGCGCTCCAGCGAAATCTGGTCATGCGAGTGACCATCGACAACAAGGAATACAACATGACACAAGAGTTGCGGGCGATGAGCCCGAACGAAGTCCGTGACGCCCGCCGGGCACTGGGGTTGACGCAGCACGAGCTGGCAGTCCTGCTGCGCATGGGTGGCGACGGCAAGCGTTCTGTGCGCCGCTGGGAGGCAGGCGATCGCGAGATCAGCGGCCCGGCATCCGTGGCGATTGAGGCGCTGCTCACCGGCTGGAGGCCGTGAAAATAGCTGTTGATCTTTAGGACTAATGGCCCCATAACAATCAGACCAACCGGGGCGCTGCCCCACCGAAAGGGACTAAGCAAATGACAAAACCAGCCGCCACTTTTGCCGAAATAGAAGCATGGTTGATTGAAGATGCAGGGGACATTGCCGACCGGCTTGAGCGTGCTGGTGTAACGCGCCAGTTTGGCGTTTTAGACAGCATCGTCAAGGTCGAGCTTGAAGAGTACCGCGCTGGGTATCTTCGTAACTTTAACGTCACTGCCTGAACCAACAGGGCCGGCCATAGCGCCGGCCCACCAACCGGGGCACTGCCCCACCACACAGGGAGACAACACCATGCAACGCATCGCAGACTACACCGCCCCAACCAAGCGTTTTGATGGGAGGCTGATCATCAGCGTCCTGTCCAACGGGCGCCGCCACTTCATTTGCGAACACAAGGTTGACGGTAAGCGCACAGCGCGCGCCGTTGCGGCGCAATACGACGCCACGCCGTGGAACTTCTAGCCGGGGCAGCGCAGCGCGGTCTACGACGGCGAGAAGATCGTCTTCTTCGGCCAGCGGATCATTGAGAGGAGCAAGTGATGGAAGCTGGTTTGCTGTGCCGCATCGAAGCGGCTGTCGTGCAACTGCGTTTACGCGCCGAAGATTTGTATCAAGACGACAAGTGGCCGGACGGCGATTTCATGAACGAAATCGCCGCCCTTCTCGAAGACATCACTCTACCAAGCCGCCTTCCGCGTACACGGGACGCCTAGCGCCCACCAGACCTTCGGCGACCACTTCTTCTGGCGACAGACCAGTGACACGAGCCGTGCGCTCAATGGCTTCGTTGATCGTCTGGATCATGGGTTGCGGGCGATAGTTTGGCGTTTTTTCCAGTTTACCGCCGGCCCATGCCACGTCTTGGAACTCGGCCGGGGCCACGTCATACTGGCGGGCGAGGTTGCCAAGCGCACTTTCGTAGACGCCGTAGCTGTCTCCCGGTGGGATCATCATGCCGGGCTGGAAGAGACCGGACATCTGCTCGTCGATGGTGGCGCGGTTGATGTCGCCGAGGAAGTTGCCGGAGAAGTTAAACCGCTTCGGATTGGCCGTGGTGAGACCAGCTCCTTTCTCGCCGAGAAGCCGGTCATACATCGCGATGTTCCCTGACGCGTAGCGGCCGCCAATCGGGAAAGGCAGGTCGTACGACTTCTCCGGCAGCGATTGGCCGGCCTCCTTCACGAAGTTGGCGTACTTTGCCATGAGCAAGTTTGATGTTGGATCAGCGCCACCAGTCGTGGCCGCCATGGCATCGGCGAAGCGTGCCTTGAACATCGCACGACCCATCTCGTCGCCGTACTGCTGGCGAAAGGCGTCCTCGAGCTGGCCCATGGCGTACCACTGCGACGCATCAGGATTTTCGCGGCCGCGAAGATACGCCGCCTCCAGACGAGCAAGCCCCTCGGGCGCATTGGCCAGCGCCTCGTACTTGGCGATGGTGTCCGGCCGCTTCGGCATGGCGTCCGTCAGAGTGTTGCCCTGCAAGTTGTACGGAACTGGATCTACGTAAAAACGAGCGCTTGGGTCGAAGTACGGCGTGAAGTTACCCCCCGAAATATCAGACTGCGCGGCCCGCCGCGCCTTGCTGACGGCCTCCGCTTCGGGCGAGTTGACCTTCTGGAGGAACTCCTTGCCGGTCGTTTTATCGATGGCCAGCTCCGGCGGAACGGTCGTTGGATACCGCTTGCCGACAGCCTCAACGTCGTACTTGGCACCAGAAGCGGCGCGCTTATCCGCGCCCGCCACTTTTTTCACAATGGCGGGTGCCTTCGGCTTCTCCGGCGCTGCAGCCTTCGCGCGCTGCGCCACGGCCTTTGCGACCATCGCCGGCTCGGCGTCGCGGCCGAGGGCGGACAGCACCTCGTCCACAGCGGCTTTGCCGTACTCCGAGATCAGATCGGCAAAACGTGACGCTCGGCTCATTTCTTCTTCCTCTTCACGGCGAAGCCGCCACGGGCAAATTCTTGCTCGGCTTCATACTCTTCCATGGCGGCGGCGGGAATAGCCATGCCCGGAGCCCAGCCGTATCGCTTGAGGATACTCACCAACTTGTCGTCGAACACAACGAAGTTGCGTGAGCCGTCACCTACGGAGCGGCTGCCTTGATCTAGGTACTTGATGCCGGGGATGCCGGCTTCGCGCAGTGCTTGCGTGGCGGCCGCCCGATCCTTGGCCGTGATGGTGTTGTAAACTTGCGCGCCGCTTGACTTAGGAAACAACCCCGCCAATTGCATCGCGTTAGGATCGCTCAGATCGCCAAACAGGTCGCTCAATAGAGGATCACCACGCGACATGGCACGCGCCACGCCTTCGCGTACTTGCTGCGGCTGCCCGCTCAACGGCGCATCGTAGTCCAGAAAATCAGCCGGATCGGCGTCAATGCGGACTTGGTACATGGAGCCTTTGCTCGCCTTGTCGAAGGCGACCTTGCTGGCACGCCACTCAGCCAATATGCGCGCAATCTTGTCCTTGTCGTTTTCAAATCGGTTGTAAGGCACCGAGAGAAACGCTTCACGAACAGCTTTGGGGGCCGACAGCGTTGTGCCAGCGCCTCGGCTCTGCGGATTGTCAAAACCGCTCATACCAATTACGAAGCGGGCCGCCTCTTCTTCAGGCGTCAGATCGCCTGCGCCGGGCGTTATGCGTTTGCCATTAACCTTAAAGCCAACGCGCATTTCCGCGAGTGCGTCACGGTATGCCTTCGCCACCGCTTCCCTCTCCGCGAAATACAGCCCGTGGCCATACGCCTGCGCGCCTTCTCCTGTGCCGATCTTGCTCATGTCGAAGCGGTCAAAGCGGTGCGGGCTGCCGTGATAGGCGACCATGCCGGGCGGTTTAACAGCCAGCGGTGCCTTTGCTTGCGCCGCCACTTTGGCCGCTGATTTGGTGGCGATCGGCTTCTGGCGCGGAACCGCGAACTCCGTAACTAAATCAAGCAGGCGCGACGCGCGGCTCATTTCTTCTTCCTCTTCACGGCGAGCAGCTTGCGGAACTCGCCCGCCTCATTGTCCCAGATTTCCACATCCTTGGCGCGCACCGCGCGACCCTGCGGGATGCGGCTCGACGGCACGCGAATGTGCATGGCTTGCTGATTGGCAGCGGACGGCACCTCCGCGTCGGTCATCGTGAAGTATTTCCGCGTTGTGTTTCTTGCCCTATCGGGCGGCGGCCGCATGAAACCGGAGCTCACGATGTCGTCCAACTCGGCCGGCCTGAAGATGTTCCGCACGCCATAAGCCGGCAGTGTATCGCCCGGCTTGTACTGAGGGCCGCCGATCTTATCGCTGTACATAAGGTTCTCGACCCTCGGCCCCAGCACCCGGTCGCCAACCGCGTTGGCGGCCTTCACTCCGAGCTTCTTGAGGGGCGGCCCGAGGGCAGCGCCAGCGCCGTACATGCCCAGACCAAACAGCATCTCTTCGCCGATGCTGCGCGGGATGTCTGCCATGCTGTCTGCCGCCCCAACGCCGTACAGCCCCGCCTCACCGATCACAGGGGCGATGCGCGCGGCGAGAGGCGATTTGGCCGCCAGCGCCGCCATGCGAGTGGCAGCGACGCCCTGACCGCCCGGCAGCAGCGCCGGCAGGAGACCGCCAGCCATCTCAAGGCCGAACGACTCCGCCTTATTGGCGTCCTCGTACGCCTTCTGCTCCTTCCGAATGTTCGCCACCTCGCTTGCGTAAGCATCTGGGTTGAGCTGCATTAAGGCGCGCAAGAACGCCTCCGCCTCGTCGTTCCCGGCGAACATCGCGCCTTTCGCGACCGTGCGAGCGCGATCAGCGAACGACGGGCCGCCCTTGTCGAAGCGGCGCGGCGTCACGGCGAAGGGAAAGTCGGTGGAGCGCATTATCGCGGGCCTCCGGGCATGGTGGACAGACCGTCAGACAGCGTTGGAATACGCAGCTCGAATGGCTTCTCTTCGCGCTCCGTTTCCGGGGACGGGGCGATGATCCGCGCGCCGGCACCGCCGGCCTGCGTGGCCCGCTGCTCAAACGCCCGCTCGCGACGGGCGCGTATTGGCGCAGCGCGCTCCAACTGCTGCAGAATGGCTTCTGCCTCCTGCGGCGTTGACGTGTTGAGCATCCTAGCCAGTTGCGTGTACGTCGATCGCGAGACGTTCGCGTTGCGCATGTTGCTCAACGTCTGCAGTGTCTTTTTGAAGAAGTTGCCCGGCGTTGGATTAAGCATCAGATCGACTGCCGGCGATATGTCACCGCGCGCCACGGCGTCCTCAATGGCCTGAGCCTCGGCCGCACGGCCAAAGGTCTGGCTGCCAGTCAGCACGCGCCCGGTCTGCTCGTACAGCTCCCCCTCGCGCCTCAGTGCGGCCTGCAGCACGTCAAACTCGGCAGCGGGTACAAGGGAGCGCAGCTTGTTGCGCAGATTGTCGTTGTCCACGATCTCGCGCGCAAAGTTGCGCCGCGCCGTCGTGTCTTCAAACCGCTGCATCAGGTTCTGCATGAAGCCGGTGGTCAACGCGGCCTGCTCGCCGGGAGACGCCTCGCGCATAGTCTTGGCCAGCTCCTGCCAACGCATGTTGCTGGCCACCGCCTTCCGACCCAACTCGAGCGCGTCGCGGATCTCGCTGTCGCCCTTGTACTGACCGCGAGCAACCTTGTACTCGGCCGGCCCCACCTGATCGAGGCGGTTGACGAACTTGTCGCGGAGTTTACGCAGCGCCGTGGCGTCGCCGCCCTGTCCGCTGGCATAGAGGCCGGTGATGCGGCGATCAAGTGCCTGCTTGATCTGATCAAGCGAGCGCAAATCAGGCACCATTTTGCCGGTGAAACTGGCACCAATGAAGCTGCCATCATCAGCAAACTTCAGATCCATGAACTCCTTCATGGCGTACTTTGCTGGGTCTTCGCCATCCAGCGCAGCCGCCGCCATCTCGCGCTTGGAGTTCTTGATAGCGTCGGCGTACGCTGACTGAATGTCCGGTTCATTCAGCGCGTTTAGAATGCGCTGGTCGCGGATCTCTGGCGCGGCGGCGTAGGCCTCGCTATACAAACCTTTGGCGTTGTCGCGCAGCGCCCCTACGACTTGATCCATCGAGGCGAAATAGTCCGGCGTAGGCAGCGCAGTCCGCAGCGCCTGCTGCGCGCGGCCCGGTGCGCCAGACTGCTGGCGCGCGACTGTTTCAGCCAGTGCCTCGCGTGCGTCTGAGGGCGTGCGCAGCACCACATCAGACAGGTTGGCAAGTTCCGGCGTGGCGGTTGCCAATGTCGTCGGAGTGCCCAGTTGCGCGTCGCGGGTCATTTGCTGGCGCAATGCGTCGGGGACTGGCACGCGTGACGCAAGCAAGTCAGCGGCAATGGCCTCGGCGTTCGCGCCAGTGTCGCGGCGCGCATCGCGTACATCACGAACGAACTGCGAACCGCGTCCTAGACCGTACATGCCGCCGCCGAGGATGCTACTCAGTGCGCCGCCAGTGAGGCCCATGGTCAGGCGCTCTTCAGGGTTCTCGCCAGCGCCTACACCGGCGATGCCTCCTTCCACGGCACTCGTGGCGGCTGTGCGCAACAGCGGCGTCGACAGCTTGCCAATGCCAGTTCCGGCGCGCAGAATTTGCCCAGCAAGGCCGGCACCGGGCAGGAACATAGAACCGATGCCACCGGCCACGTTCAGGCCCATGGCGGCTTCCGGCTGTTGTTGGCTGAAGCGCGCACGGCTTTGGCGGATTTCGCGCACCAGCTCATCGTAGCTTTTGTCTGAGAACGGCGCACGTGCGGCTGCTTCAGCCTCGTCGGCAAACTCAAACAGGGCTCCGCCAGCCAGCTCGCGCGCACCGCCAGCCACGAGTTCGCCAGTGCTCATTGGCGTCAGTTTCGGGGCCACGTTGGGCGGCGTGCCGATATCTTTGGCCTCCGGTGACGCGGCCAGCATGGTGTCAATGTCTTCTTCGCTGAGCTTGCTTAGCTCAGCGTCCATCGTGTCGTACTGGCCGAGTAGGGCGTCCAGTTCGTCGTCGGTGAGCGCCTTGATCTCAGCCGGTGTCCCGATGGTGACCTGCAAGGCCCCCGTCTTCGGGTTGAACGTGTCACTCGGAGCGCGCGGGTTTGTTGCCATTATCGCCGCTCCGACGAGGGGACAGGATTAACGTCTACACGGAGACGCCTGTTTTTCTCAGCAAGAAGCATTTCCCGCGAATACGGAATCGGCTGGATGTCCGACATCGATTTCGTGCGCTCATACCCGCGCTTGATAGTGTCAAGATAGATTTGCAGGTTTTTCTTGAACTGTTCCTCGCTCACCGAGGTGTCAAGATTGGCCAGTGCTTTCGTGGCGGCCTCGCCTTCAGGTTCGGTGATGGCGCCCGCGCCCTTGAGCGTTTCGAAGGCCTGCATGAACACCTGCGCCTTTACGTTGTCGAGGCGACTGGTGAAGTCGCGGGCGCGCGATCCGGGGAACGTGCCAAGGAAGCCAAAGCCGCCTTTGAACGGGTTTGGCCCGCCGACACTGGCTTCAAAGCCGGGGTGCGTCACAAGTTCCTGCGCGCCCGCAAACGCCGCCTGCGCCTGATCGGCGAGGGTGGGCAGCTTGGTGCGCGCAGTCGTAGCGGCGCCGGTAAGAGCCTCGCCGGACTTGAGTACGGACTGCTCGCGCAGCTTTTCGCCGAGGCTCTGCGGCTTTTCCATGCGCGCAAGACGTTCACGTTCCAGTCGCAACCGCTCGCGCTCATTTTCAATAGCGGCGTACTTTGCAACCAAATCGGCAGCAGTTACGCTTTCTTTGAGCTGTGCTGAACGGTTTTGGCCTGCAGGCGCATCGCCAAAGGTGGGTGGTGGACGACGGGGCATCACTTACCTCCGAGATACATTTGGGCTGCACCGAAGCCGTACGTGCCGTCGAAGTTACGCAAGGCAGCGCGCTTGTCTTCGGGCGTCTGTTCCGGGTCGTTTATATAGTCCTGCAGCGTGTACACTACGTTAGCCGGCGCTTCCTTGATGATTGCGCCGGTGCGTTTATTGCGGGGGATGAAGTCCGCCCCGACAACCACGCCGACGCCGCCTCTGGCAGCCGCTGCTTGCTCCGCCGCCAACTGCCGCGCCGCCAAAGTCGATAGCCTGTTCGCACGCGTCTGCGCGGCTTCCACATCGAACTCCGCGCTCTTCAGGCCGAGCTTCTCCAGCGTGTCTGCGCGGGCCAGCTCCGCCTCGCGCCGGGCGCTCTCTTGGCCGCCGAGGGTGCCGGCGATCAAGCCTATGCGCTCACCGAACTTGCCGGTGCGCGTGGGTGAGCCGAGGGCCTGAGCGAGGGCGAGCAAACGCTCGGTACTGGACGGGCCGATGCGCTGCTCGCGCATGCGCTTCGTGCCCGCCGCGAGCATTTTGCGGTAGTTCTCGATCTGCGTCTGAACCTGCGCGTCGGCCTGCCGCGCCATCCCCGAGAGGCTGGCGAAGTCGAGTGGGCTGGTGAAGTCTTCTTCGTCTTCCATGTGACCAATTCCGTCAGGGTTTTGTGGGGAAAAGACCAAGCTCTCTCATCAAAGCGAGGAAGGTGAGGGCGGTTGCCCCGGCCGTCTCCAGCCCCGACGCCGGAACGTCCGTGGGCTCCGTGCCGTAACCCTTCTTCAGGACGCTCTTCGGCATTGCGCCTCCGACACCCTGCAGCGTCTTGATCATGGCATCGATGTTCCTTTGCGGGTCAGCGAACTGCCGCTCGAAGTCGGACGTGGCAAGGTCGAGGTTGCGCTGCGTCTGGCCCTGCTGCAGGCCGCCCGCCGTCTGCAGTGCGTCCACGCCCCGCAGGCCGAGTTGCTGCGCCAGCGAGGCCAACCCGCCCTGCCGCGTTTGCTCCTGCTGGGCCGCGCCCAGCGACTGCGCGTAGCCACGCTCCAGCGCCTGCGACTGCTGCGCCGAGATGCCTTCGGTGGCCTCGCGCACGGCGCGACCCATCAGCTCGGCCTGCCGCGTACCGCCGAACTGGCCGGCGCGGATCATCGAGCTTTCGATGCCGGGCAGGATTTGCTCGTTGAGGGCGCGCGTGCCCATCTGACCAATCCGGTCAACGACCTGACTGGTGTAGGGGTTCATGAACTGCTGCGTCACGTCGGCGGTGTTGCGCCCGGCCTGCGCCAAGTACGGCTGGTAGGCATTCGCCGCGCCCGGCGTCTGGTCGAAGGCCATGTTCTGCATGGCCGTGAAGTCGGCGATGCGCGGCCCCGGATAGATGGGCGTTGGTCGCGCAGAGACCGCCTGCTGGTTGGCAAGGACTTGCATCGCCGCGTCCGTGTAGTAGCCCGGCAGGAGCGACTGTTCGGTCGAGGCGTAGGGGTTGGCGTTGGCCGGCAGGCCTTCATCCACGAAAGTCGAAACGGACATTATGCGCGGCCTCCGGCGAGGTATTTCTCGGGCCGTTTAGCATTAGCACTAAACTTGCCCTTGGCCAAGTTGCGGCCCTTGTGTTTGCGGACGTTGATGCGGAAGTCATCGAGGCGCTTTGCGCCCGCCTCGCTGGAACCGTCGCCTAGCATGGCGACCGTCTCGGCGTCCATGACATACTCCCCGTCGCTCAGCAGCGCGGGGATCTCGTCACTGCGGCCGGTGCCGGCTCCCTTGACGGCGTAACTGCCGCGCGAGGTGCCCTTGCCGCGCATGGAGCCACCGCGTGCGCGGCGAACGGGCACGCCGAAATTGGCGAGGAACTGCATGCCCTCCTCGGTCGCCAAGAACTCCGTGATCTCCGCGTCCGTGGCGGACGGGATGTACGTGCGGATGAGGCTGGTGGCGGCGGCAGTGGGGTCTGCGGTAGTGCCGCCCTGCGTCTGGGGCATTGGCATCGGCGGCAGGTTTAACGCGCCCGAAGGCCGCGCGGTGGGGGTGTTGGCCGCCAGAGCCGCCCTGTACTCTTCCGGGTTGCGCGGCACGTTCTCGAAGAACGACGCGCCGGGGCCGTAGCCGTAGCGCGCGAAGTCCACGCCGCGCATGTCGCGGGGCGCGAGGGACATGCCCGAGTACTGGGGGCTGGCCGCCGGCAGCTTCGCGCTGAAGATCGGATCGAGCGAGGCGCGCGTGCCGGCACCGGCGTTGCCCGTGGCTACACCCCTGCCGCCCCCGCCGCCGCCGCCGCCAGCCAGCAAGGACACGAGGCCGGCCAACGCCGATAGGCCCGCACGCACCGGGTTGATCTTGGACAGTACGCCGTCCTTCTTGTCGGTGCTGGTATTGCTGGTATCGCTCCCAGCTCCTCCGGCAGCGGCAGCAGCAGCAGCAGCAGCGGCCGCAGCGGCTGCTTCAGCTTCAAACCGTTTAATACGATCCGCCTCAGCCAACGCTTCTGGCTCAGCGGTAGTTGCTGTCGTAGCAGGAAGCGCACCAGTGTTGGCAGCGGCAGCAGCAGCGGCAGCGGCCGCAGCGGCTGCTTCAGCTTCAAACCGTTTAATACGATCCGCCTCAGCCAACGCTTCTGGCTCAGCGGTAGTTGCTGTCGTAGCAGGAAGCGCACCAGTGTTGGCAGCGGCAGCAGCAGCGGCAGCAGCAGCAGCGGCTGCTTCAGCTTCAAAGCGTTTAATGCGATCCGCCTCAGCCAACGCTTCTGCTTCTTGCTGCGAGGTTTCCGCGTTGCTCACGTCGGGAGATTGAAACTGCGGGATGCTGCTAGGGTCGAATACAGCGGGGGCGAGACTGGTCAAACCGCCGGTGATTGCGGAAGCCAGCGCAGGACTGACGGCGTTGCGCGCGCCTTGAACAAGAATTTCGCCCGCCACAGGTGCGGCCGCAAGAGTACCAACCGTGCTGCCCAGACCGGAAAGCGTGGGGGCCACAAATTTTGGAATAACGGTTCCGGGAACGTAGAAACCGGGGTTCACGGCGTTGCCTACAACAGAGCCTTTTGCTGATAATAGACCACCAATGCTGTCTTCAAGGCCAGTGCCTTTTAGCACGCCTCTTGTAGCAGCCGCAATCGCTGCGGCTTTTGCTGCGTCTTCTGGTGTGTATCCTGTCATTAATTTGGAGGCACCTGACGCGGCGGCAGAGGCCGCTAATGCAGGTAGAAAACTGGCTCCTGCAGTAGCAATACCTGCTACAATTGGTAATCCGTAATTTACAATAGCCCCCATAAGTCCTTTAGTACGCGGATCTGTCTCACCGAAAAGTTGCGTGCCGGGTTTGTAGTTCCCTTGCTGATCGGCCTGATACAACTGGAAACCGTAGGGCATGTTCCCCTGCGCGGCGGCGAGCTTCTGTAGTTCCTCAACCGAAGAGGCGCGGCCCACGACATTCTCGCCGGAGGCATCGGTCAGCACATACTGTTGGCCGGGCTGGAAAACGACCGGCGCGTTCATTCGCCCCGGATCAAAGCGAACGACCTGCCCCGTGGTGCCTGCCGGGTTCGCGGGATCAAAAGCCGGAGCGAAATCAGTTACGCCGAGTACGCCGCCACTGCCAAGCGGGCCACCGCCGCCAGTATAGGTCGAGGCGACCTCAACGCCCTTCGCGGCCTGATCGGCAACATACTTGTCGAAGGCGGCGTTGCGGTTGGGGTCAGACGCCGCCTCTATCTTCTGCTTCATCAGGGCGGCGGATGCTTGCAATTCGGCGAGGAACTCAGGCGTTAACTCCGGGGGGCTGTAGGGCGCAGCCGTAAGACCGCCCATCGGAGCCGTGTACGTTGCGGCAGGCGGCGTGTACGTCGCGACCGGTGGCGTGTACGTCGTGACCGGTGGCAGGCCGCCGTAGCCGCCGTAGCCGCCGTAGCCGCCGTAGCCGGAGAAGTCGTCGAGGAAGTTGTTCTCGTAGTTGTCTTCGCCGTACCGCATTAGCCCTGTCCCTCAAGCATCGGGTAGACCCGCATTGCCCACTCGCGCCAGTCATCGAATTGATACGGATCGGGCACGGCGCGTGTTGAAAAGGGCGACGCCTTCAAGAAGGCTACCGCCCAATCTTGCCAGTCGTTCTCGTCGTCAAGCCGACCAAACGCCCACGCATCACCGACCGACAGTATAACGCTATCGGCCCAATCAATCAACGTCATGCCGCGCGGGTCGATCATCCGATCACCGTGCCGTCGCCGGGCTGCAGGTGCCCCAGTATCAAGCCCATCTGATAGTCGCCGCCAATGGCGTTGCTCTCGAAGCGGAAACGCAACTCGCGGCGCTGCGTCTTGAAGTAGACGACCTGATCCTGCGGCGTCGGCGGCGTCTCGTAGATGGTGTGCGGCTCCGTTGATACCTCGGGCGCTCGCGCGTTGGCGCGGCCGGTCACCTGCATGGTCATGTCGCCGCTCTGCACGAAGTCGGGCTCGACCATCAGCACCTGCAGCGCCTTGTTCTCTTGCCCCATCACCGGCAGCGACAGATCGCCCGTCTCGAAGTAGCTCAGCACGGGCTGGATGTTGATGCCGTCGATGGCGTCCACGCCCACCTCATGCAGCCACAGGCGGTACTGATCCGCGCCACTTTCCTGCGTGATACGCGTGTCGCTGCCTTCCGTAATACGCGTGTCGGCCGGTGTTGCCTCGGTGACGCGAATTTCTTCCCCCGCCGCAGTCGGCACCACACCGGTCATGATCGGCTTGGAGAAGACCGTGGGCGACACGGCCGCGCTGCGCCCGCCGTTGGGCAGCTCGCAGTCGTACCACGTGTTCTCGCGCACGTTGTAGATGACGGCGTGCGACGGCTCGACGGCCTCGCCGCGCGGGTAGCACCACCAGATTTCGCCGTAGCGCGGCACCTTCATCGCGAACACCTTCTGGCGCTGCGACTGGTTGAGGCCGTCGAAGAAGTAGTTCAGGTTGAGGTCGTTCGGCACCTCGCGCACGACGCCGTTGAACATCAGGAAGCGGTCAGTGCCCACCCAGTAGAAGATGCCGTCATACTCGATGACCGTGTTCGCGCCGAGGATCGAGCTTTGCGTGCTGATCGTGTCAAACTGGAAGATGGCGTCGCCCCCGATGAAGGAGGCGCGCACCAGCGAGTCCGCCGACCAGAACAGGCCGGACGGGGAGTTGCCCGGCCCGCCGCGCAGGGCGATGCCGCGCACGATCTTCTGCGAGGCGACGTTGGCCGCGCCAGAGCCGAGGCTGGTGTAGTCCGTGGGATCGCCCGCCACCGAAAACGCCACGTAGCCGTTGTTGCCGAAGATGAACGTGTAGGGGTGCAGCACGGCCACACCGCCGGACAGGCTGTAGCCGGTCGGCAGGTTGGTCACCGGCTGCAGCGGCGCGGTGCCAAACAAGTCGCCGAAGAAGAGCTGGCCGCCGTCCGCGTTGCAGATGCACTCGAGGTTCGGCGCGACCTGCGCCACGAGCTGCATGCCGCCAAGGCCCGGCGCGGCGATGGCGTCGAACTGCCACATATTGTTCGGGTCAACCGCCAGCGTTACAGGCGTCCGGTTGGTGATGATCGACGTGTTGAAGCCGTTGTCGATGTAGAAGCGTTCAAGCAAGTTGGCCGAGCCGCTATGCACGTAGGTCAGGCTGTTCTGCGTGAACTCGTGCATCGCGCGGCTGACCTCGCGCAGATACTTGCTGATCGCGCGGTAGCCGCCGATCTTGCGCGGCAGGCCGCGCTGAAAGCGCACCCACTGCCCGTCGACGTAGTTATCGCCTTCGAACTTGGTGCCGTCGCGCTTGATGCCCGCCTGCGACCGTATCTGGACGATTTTCTCCGCCACTTAGAAGGTGCCGCCGTTGACGGTGCCCGCCGGAGCCACGCCCAGCGTCGTCCACGCATCGTTGGTCGTGAGCGCCGTGAACACGCCAATGCCCACCGACGTGCCGCCCAGATTAATCAGCGCTTGGCCCGCCGTTATCGCGCCTGTGCCGCCGTCGCTGACGGCGATCGGCACCGCGAGACTTGCCGTCTCGGCGTTCACCACGACGCTCCCGTCAGAGTAGAGAATGGCTCGGCTGCCGCGAGCGACAAAGACACCCGGCGTCTGGGGGTTTGTCCTGACGCGCAGCGTGAAGGAGCCACCCGTCGTGTTGTTCGCCACCCAGTACTGCTGGGTCGTCTGCGGCACAACGATCTCGACGTTGCCCGCCAGCGCGCCCGTGAACTCGTAGGCGACGCGGTTCAGTTCCGCACCCGACAGCGTGTAGTTGCCGCTCAGACCGGCGAGGTTGATAGACGTGTAGTCGAAGGCGAACAGAGCGCTCTGGCCGAGGCCCAGCGTGTACCAACTGGTGCCATCCGTCACCGCCGTGGCGCTGTCGCCGGGCGTGAGCGTCAGGGACGCCGCACCGTTGATCGTCTCAAGGCCCTGCGGATCGATGGTGAGATTGCCGCTTCCGCCGTTGCGGACGGCGATGAACCAATCACTGCCGACCGAAGACGCGGTGGGCAGCGTCAGGATGCCGAGTGCGCCCGTCCAGACAAACATCTTGGCGCGATCGGGCGCACCGGCGGTGTAGTTGCTGTTGAAGAGCGTGACGGGCGTGGACTGCGACAGCGTCGAGCCAGTAGCCGTCAGACCGAAGCCGGCCAGCGTCGAGGCCTGCGCCTGCGCCGTGGACGCGCCGTAGCGAAACGTGCGCCACGTGCCGGCGGCGGTGGTGTTGGCGGTCAGGTAGATTTGCCACTGCTCGCCCTGCCCGATGGACAGGAGCGTGCCGCCCACGCTGTTCTTGACCGTGATGGTGGACGGCCCGAGGTTGTTGAACAGGATGGTCTGGCCGGTGCCCGTTTGATCGGCGGGCGGCAGGAAGATGGAGTATGCGCCGGTGGGCGTCACGTCGATGATGCGCGCGGCCGGCGCGTTCGTGACGTTGCTCTCGAGTGGCCACTCCAACGTGATGTCGGCCGTCAGCGCAAGCGCCAGATACGACACATCCGAGGGGTAGATCGTCGTGCCGCCGAAAATCTGTGTGTAGGTGTTCGTCACCTCAAGCCTCCTTACGCACGGCCGAACGGTCGAGGATCTTGGCTAGATCCTCGCCATTGAGCATAGACGCCGCCCGATCATACATGTTCTGCCACACCGGAATGCGCTCGTCGTTCTTCAGGAACGGCGTGGCCTCGAGCAGCGTCCCGTAAAGCAGGAGCTGCGGCGCGTAGTCGGTGAGCCAGTTGGTCTGCACCACGTCGTCCAGCAGCGGCGGCAGCTCGTAGTACAGCACCTCGAAGGGGTAATCCGCGTTGGGCGTTGGCGCGATCAGCCAGTGCGTGTAGTCGTAATCGCTGTAGAAGATCGGCTGAGAAGTCGCGGTGCGATCCGGCCAGTAGCTCAGCAGATACTCGTAGGCGCGCGAGAAGAGCACATTGCGCGTGTTGTTCTGATTGCCGGTGCCGATGTTGATGCTCACCGTGTCGCGCCAGCGGTCGGGCTTGGGGTAGACGGCCACGCCGCTCTGCAGCGTGCCGCTGACGACGTTGATGAAGCCTTGGATCTTGAGCTCGCGCGCGATGCGCCGCTCAGCCAGATTGATCAGGCGCGGGATTTGCTCGAAAACGACGGGGTCGGACGCGTAGGTCGTGCCGCGCTCAAGATAGCGCCGCACGTCCTGCTGGAGCGTCGTGAAGGTCATCGTCGTGGCCATGGGATGTCCTTATATCACTTTTGCGGCAATTGACTAGCTTCGCGCCACGCCTCGATGGTCAGCCGGTGTTTCTCCGCGCAGTCATTCCTCCGCTCGATCAGGTCTTTTTCCCACAGCAGCCGGGCTGGGTCGAGGAAGGGCTTGGGCGGGTTGTTTAACTGGGAACACGGGCTCGCCAGATTGGCCGGCGGCGGCTTCAGTGTCTGGATTACCGATGACTTCGAGGAGCACCCGGACAGCGTCGTCAGGAGGAGCGCAACTGGCAGCAGCGGCAGGCACCGTGTGGTAAATCTCACGAATGGTGTTAGTCCGCTCGACGGAGCGCACATCGGCAGCGGCGCGTGTTTCTTCATATTCTGCGGCCTTTTTGTCGAGGATGATGTCGGCTTTAGCACGTTGCTTTCCCGCCTTTTCCAGAGCCTTTGCATACGCCGCGTCACACTGCCAATCGCGGACTTTGTATCCTGCGACGGCACCGACGAGGAGAGCGCCTGCCGCCGCGTAAAGCATGATCGGGTTGGGGATCATTTAGCTTTGCTTTCGATGACCCCGACGCGCACCTTCAGGTCGTTGATCTCGGTTGTCAGATGCTCACGCAATTCCCCTCTGGCCCTTGCCGAAAGCGGGCTGTCCGTGGGTACGCCATCCGGCGTGATCAGGACAGGCATCGCCGCCTCAATCTTGGTCAGCCGGGTCTCAAACGTGTTCACCTGACCCAGCAGCCACGCAATGCAGGCGATCAGGATGGGCACAGCGCCCTTCAGGATGTCGCCCCAGTTGACGTTCACGCCAGCCACCCGGCGAACTTCTTCGTTTTCGCCATGCGGTCATCCAGACCATGGGTGCCGCCGTTGATCCGCTTGGTCAGCGCAAGGATGGCGGCGTCGTTGATGCCTTGGTCGCAGATGCCCCAGAGCTTGTTCTTGTCGAAAAACCACAGGGCGCTTTCAAAACAAAGTTCGCCGGCCACTAGATCAGGGTTGGTCATCACGTCTGGGCGGTCGATGTAGTCTGCAAACGCCTGATAGTTTGCCTTGCCCGTCAACTGGAGCGCACCGCGCCCACGGTACTTCCACCCGTCGCCAGACGCCTCGACACTGTTGCCCATGCGGCTGGCATAAACGCGGTTGGCAATCTTCTGCGGCTGGCGCTCATACGCCTTAGCCATGGCTTCGGTGGGGAAATACTTACCGAAGATGCCGCGCAGGCCCTTCGCGCCGTAGTTCAGGTTCTCACTGAACGCCTTGAAGCCGCCGGTTTCGTGCGCCGTCTGGGCAAAGAAGTGCGCGGCGCGGCTCTTGTTCAGCTTGTAGTAGGCCGCAGCAGCCTTGAGCGTGCCCGGACCAAACGCACCGTCAGCGGTGACGCCAATCTTTTTCTGGAGGTCTACAAGGCTCATTTGTTCTTATTCCATAGCTCGAACAGCGCCTTGATCTTCTCCTCAACCACGGCAAGACGCACATCCATCTTGGCGAGGATGATGGTCAAAGAGATGAACGCCAGAACAATCGGCCAAAGCTGGCCGATCAGTTCAACGGTGGAGAGGTTGCCAGCCATTACGCCCCCGGATTGCGCCAGTCAGGAAAGTCGCTCTCATCGACCACGCCGTCGCCGTTGGCGTCATAGCGCAGGTCGTTGCGGTACTTCTCCCACGGGGCCATGTCATCGTCGTCATCGTCGGCCACAGCGGCAGGCGGCTCTGGCGCAGGCAGCGGCTCGACCGGAGCGGGTTCTTCCGGCTTCTTATCACGCGCGTTGGCGTTGAGGCTCAGGCCGCCCAGCAGGCCGACGAACGCGCCGATGACCATGTTGAAGGCAGGGCCGACGATCTCGAAGACCTTGTCGCTGTCCACCACGTTGTTAGGCGCGAACATGCCGATGACCAGCGCGACCACGACGACCAGCACGACGCAGGCCAGCGTGACAACGGCCATGCGGATCGTGAACTCGACCGTGTCCTCGATGCCGTCGCGGGTGCTCTCGAAACGATCCCAGAAGCTCATGTCAGGACACCTTGAACGCAATTGCCGCGAGCAGCGCAATGATGCCGCCCGCGCAGCCGATCATCACCGCCTCGAGGCGCTTGATCCGCAGGATGGTCTCGCGCCAGCGCTCGGCGCAGACGGCCTCGTGCGTGGTCAGCCGGAGGTTAACGTCGTCGCTCACTTCAGGTTCTCCAGCTTGTAGATGGTGGAGAGGTAGATGCCCGTGACGGTGTCGATCAGGTTGGCGATCGCGCGGTTGCCGCCGCAGATTTCCTCGTGGTTCTTCTCGATCCACGCGGCGTCGGCCTTGAGGATCTTCAGGCTGTCGCCTGCGGTGTCGCCCGGCGCGGGGATGTTGCCGATCAGGCCATACTGGCCCTGATGCGCCTCGACCAGCGCGTCGAGCGCCTCGATGATTTCATCGTAGAACGTGGCCAGCGCCATGTGCTGGCTGAAGGACTTCGTCCGCCAGTGGTCAAAGTGGGCGAGGTTGCGGGCGTAGAAGACCCGGCTGATGAGTTGCTCAAGCATCAGAAATACTCCGCGTACAAAGTCACCGTTGCGGTTGCGACCACCGGGCCGGGGCCGGATGTGAGACGCACTTCGATAGTCAATGTGCAGCCCTGATTTGTCCCAGAGGTGTTCGCTGCCACGCCCCACGTGCGAGTGGTTCCGAGGCTAAGATAGCTTCCCGTCGTTCCAGTGGAGACGGAACCAGAGACAAGAGTTGCCTTGACCTCGTAACTAGAAGCCGTTGTATTTGGGACAATCCAGTTTCCGATAGTGGTCTCCAAACCATTTTCGATTTTCGATACGACGCCGTCGCTTCGAAGGCTGTAACCCGCTTCAACTGGAGCAGTGTCGGTTACCGAAACATTGGTTGGGGTAGGCAACGGGAACGTCGGCGCGCTACCACCGCTCCCGAGCAGCGCCATCTGGATGCCGCTCATTAGCTGACCCCCGCGCCGGAGATGACCGCTTCAGTCGCGCTGTTGAACCAGACGGTAGCCAAGCCGCGCGCGGCCAGCGTGCGGTTGCCTGTAGTGGTTGTCCCCGCAAGGCGCAGAGTAGTTACCCCTGCCGTGATCGTGACGGACGACCCGCTATCGTTGTAGATAGAGATGGCGTCCCCGGCGGCAAAGGTGCTGTTCGGGATCGTGATACCCGCAGTGACCGCGATGCACTTGCCGACATCAGCCACCACTGCGGTGCCGCTCGTGGTCGAGCGGGGGATGCTGCGGTAACCGATGGTGACGCCGTCGATGGTTGCCGAGGTGGCCACCGAAGTGACGCTACCGCTCAGTGTGATGTTGCCGCTGCCGGTAACCGTGCCGGAGAGGGACAGGCCGTTGGTCGAACCAGTGCCGCTGACCGAGGTGACCGTGCCGACTGAAACCGAGCCGCCAAGCGAGATAGACGATCCGTTGATGGTAATGGCGGAGTTAGTCAGCGCGCTGTTGGCAATGCCGGAAAGCGTACCCCCGAGCGTGATGTTGCCGGTGCTGGTAACCGTGCCGGACAGAGACAGGCCGTTGACTGAGCCGGTGCCGCTGACAGAGGTGACCGTGCCCGTGGTCGAGCTGGTGCCCGCGCCGATGGCCGTGCGGAAAGTCGGCGCGTCGAGGGTGCTGATTGTGTTGTCCGCGTTGATGCGGACGAAGGTCACCGAGCTTGGGTTGGTCAGCGTGAAGAAATTGGCCCCGACCGCCGTGGCACCCAGACCTGATCGCGCAGTGCTCTGCGACGTGCCACCGGTGCCGCCATTCGTAACGGCGAGCGTGCCGGCGAGGGTCAGCGTTCCTGAGCCAGTGACCGGGCCGCCGCTGAAGCTCAGGCCAGTCGTGCCGCCCGATGCGTCAACGCTGGTGACCGTGCCGGATCCCGTGCCCGCACCAATGGCCGTGCGGAAGTTCGGCGCGTCAAGTGCGCTGACCGTGTTGTCGGCGTTGACGCGCAGGAAGCGTATCGCACTTGGGTTACCGAGGGTGAAGAGGTTTTCGCCGACAGTGGTCGCGCCTAGACCGGCTCGCCCGGCGCTCTGCGTCGTGCCTCCCGTGCCGCCGTTGGCGACTGCCAGAGTGCCGCTCAGCGTCAGCGTTCCCGACCCAGTAACCGGGCCGCCGGTGAACGTCAGACCAGTCGTGCCGCCCGAGGCATCCACACTCGTCACGGTGCCGCCAGACGCCGTGGACGACAGAGTGCCGGCCGACAGTGAAAGGCCGGTGCCGATGCTGATCTCTTCGATGGCCCCGGCGCTGGCCGTGGTGCGGCCCAGCATGCGGGCCGTGTTCATCGTCAGGCCGCTGGAGCCCACAGCCCCCGATGCCGCCGCGCTCAGGTTGGAGCGGGCGGTGCCGGCGTCAGTGGCACCGGTGCCTCCATTAGCTACAGGCAGCGTACCCGTAACCTGCGAGGTTAGGGATACGTTGCTAAGGGTACCGCCCAGCGTCAGGCTGCCCGACGAAGTCACGGTGCCAGTGAGCGTGATGCCGTTGACCGTGCCAGTGCCGCTCACCGAGGTGACGGTGCCGCTGCCCGAGCCTGCGCCGATAGCCGTGAGGAACGAGGCGGCATCCAGCGCGGAGACGGTGTTGTCGGCGTTGAAGCGCGGGAACGTGACCGCGCTGGGGTTGGGGATGACGAAGATGTTACCGCCCAGCGTGGTCGCGCCAAGTGCGGTGCGTGCTGCCCCCGTCGTCGTTGCCCCGGTACCGCCGTTGGCGATGGCTACGGTGCCGGTGACGTTCGCCGCCGTGCCGGTCGTGTTCTGGTTCAATGTCGGTACGTCAGCCGCGACAATCGCGCGGAACGTGGGTGTGCCCGCCGCGCCATTGGGGGCCGCGAGAAACGTATTCGCCGTCTGCGAGGCGAAGTTTGACGGCGTGACCGAGAGCGTTCCGCCAAGCGTAAGGCTGCCCGAAGTCGTCACAGTGCCCGTGAGCGTGATACCGCTGACTGTGCCAGTGCCACCCACCGAGGTGACCGTGCCGACAAACTGATCCGTGGCGTTGATGGTGATCGCGCCGGCACCGTTGGTGATGCTGATATTCGTGCCAGCAGTCAGCGTGGCCTTGGCCAGCGTGTTGCCGGTGGTGTTGCCGATCAGCAGTTGACCGTTGGTGTAGGTCGTCTGCCCCGTGCCGCCGTTGGCCACGTCCAGAGTGCCACTGACGTGCGTCGTCAGACCGATCTTGCCGTAGGACGGTGCGGCGCCCACGCCGCCCGAAATTAGTGCATTGCCCGTGGCAACGTCAGCCAGTTTGGATAGGGCCGTAGTCGTCGAGGCGAAGAGGATGTCGCCGACGGCGTACGAAGACTGACCTGTGCCGCCGTTGACGGCGACAAGGGTGCCGGCGAGGGTCAGCGTGCCGTTCGAGATGATCGGGCCGCCGGTGAAGCTCAGGCCAGTCGTGCCACCCGACGCGGCCACCGAGGTGACGGTGCCGGTTACGGCAGAGTCCGCCAGCAGCTTGACGACGCCGCTGGCGTTCTTGAAGTACAGCTTCTCGTCGGCGAGGTTGATCGCCAGCTCGCCGGCCGCGAGGTTGCCCGCCGAGGGCACCAAAGTGGGCGTGACCGCCCGGTAGAGCTGAATGGGTGTGAAGCCGCTCTGGGCCATCAGAAAGTTCCTCTGTCAATAGAAGAAAGAGCGCTGGCGACAGCGCGCGAGCCATCGCCAGCGCCTCCACGAGACGTGGGGAGCACGCCAGAGGTCTCGAGGATCTTCATACCGCGCCCCCGGGGTCGAGGGGTGTGTCCGGCCGCGCGAAGCGTAGCGAGATCTTCTCCGGCTGCCGCGCCGGCAGGCGATACGGGTCGTAGTCGTCGCGATCAGCGTCGCACACCAGCAGGCCCGGATAGTTGGGATCCGGCAGGAGTTCGGTCATGGAGAACTTGCGGCTGCAGCGTCCGCAGATGCCGATTGCCAGCGTGCTCTTGCCACGGGTGTCGAGGAAGATCGGCATGCGCTTACCTCGTGTACACGGCGATGTTGGGCGCGATCATCATCGGGCTGTTGTCGCGCTCCTCGGCCTGCGCGATGTAGAGCGCCTGCTGCGCCTTCTGGTCGAGCAGCGGGATCATGCTGGCATCGACCTCGACGTACTCCATCGCCAGTTTGGCGGCGAGCATGGACACGATTGCCTCGTACCAGCGCTGCGGCACCTCAAGTTCCTGCGTCATCGTTCCAACGTCCATGATGTGCCGGTGCGACCAGACCACGACCTGCATGACAGTGGCGGCGATATTCGGCACCGGCCACAGGTTCATCACGGGGGAGAGGGACTGTCGATCGAGCCAATACTGCAGCGGGCGATTGCTCTGGAACTGCTTGTTGGGCAGGTTGGTGTAGTCGTCGCGGTTCAGGCGGGCCAGCGGGATTTCCGTCGGCGTGTTGCCGAGGTACACCTGACTGAAGCCGAGGGTGCCGCTGGTGGCCCGCACGCGGAAGTATGTGGCTGCAACTACGCTGGACAGATCGTACCAAGTCCACTCTCCGGCTGACGCTTGAGGCACTTCGGCTTGGAGTATAGTCCACGTCACCCCGTCATTGGAGCGCGAAAACTCGATCGGCACGGCCGGTGCCGACCAGCGGATGCCGACGGTCGTGACGGGCGTGGTGCTGGTGAACTGCGTGATGCGGGTCGTGGACGTGTCGATGTTGGTGCCAGTCACCTCCTGCAGCGAGCGCAGGTTGGTGTTGAGAATGTCAACGGTGCCCTTCTCGGTGACGATGATCGGCACGCCCTCATAGAGCGGGTACAGCGTCTCCTGCACGCACCAGAGCGGCACGCCTTGGTTGGCGAGATCCGAGAGCAGCAGGTACAGCACGTCGTTCGCGATGCTCACGTGCTCGGCGGTGAGGGACTGCGCGGGCAGCTTGCAGCGACGCGTGGCGTTCTCGATCACGCGGCGCGTGTCGAAGGTCGTCTGCGATACTGTGCCGGAATAGGCCATAAGAGGGTGCTCGCTGGTTCAGGGCAGCAGCTCGCCACGTGGGGCGAGCATCTCTGGCCTCTCGGTTATACCAAACAGAGGCGCTGGTGTAAACTATACGCCGTTGGGCTCCATGTTCTTTCGCGGCAGCTCCTGCACGATCATAGACCGGCGCGGCAGCTCCTGCACAGTCATGGACTGGCGCGGCAGCTCCTCAACGATCATGTTCTGGCGGCGTTCGAATGGATTGAACGGGATCGGCACCGGGCTGCCGCCGCTGATCGTCGCCGAGTAGAAGATCGAGAGGTTGACCAGCAGCGGCGGCTGCAGCGGGTTGACCGACCGGACGGAGGGCGGGAAGACCGTGTTCGTGTTGGTGAACAGGGCCGGGGAGAGGTTGACCGCGCCCGGAACAATGGCGGCCGCGTAGAACGTGTTTGGGTTGACGTAGAGCTGCGGCGAGAGGTTGGCCGGGCCGACGGTGATCGTGGCCGCGTAGAACGTGTTCGTGTTGGTGTACAGCGCCGGCAGCAGTGCATACGTGCTGTTGAGCGTTGCCGTGTAGAATGTGTTGGTGTTGGTGAAGAGCGCAGGCGAGAGGTTGACCGCGCCCGTGCTGATTGACGCCGCATAGAACGTGTTCGTGTTGTCGAAGCGCGCAGGCAGCAGCGTAACCGCGCTGCTGATCGTGGCCGCATAGAACGTGTTCGTGTTGGTGAAGAGCGCAGGCGACAGATTGACAGCGCCCGCCGTTATCGTGGCCGCGTAGAACGTGTTCGTGTTGGTGAAGAGGTCAGGCGAGAGGTTCTGCGTCGGCGTGCCGGGGGACAGGCCGTAAACAGGTTGCGCGGCTACGCTATAGTCAAGCGTTGCCGAAGACGGGCTGAGCGTCTTGGCTTCGATGTAGGCAGCAGGTTGCCCGTAGCCGGTAAAATCAAGGGTTAGGACATCAGTCCGTGTTGGGAGCGGCATCTGACTGCTCCTGCATCATCGCGTCGTAACGCGCAGCCTCGGCCTGCACTTCCTCGTCTGTGGGGTCTGACTGGAACTTAAACGCCACGGTCTGGCCGTTGACGGCTACGCGGATGCGCCACTTGCCGGCGGTGTCTTCTTCCCTGTCGATGATCTCGTACATCGCTTATGCCTGTGTCGCTGTGAGGTTGCAGACATAGCCGGAGAACGTTGAGCCTCCGAACGCGTGAGCGTAGATATCCACCGCGCCGGCCTTCGTCGGTGTGAACGTGATGGTCACCGTCTCCCAAGTGTTTGCCGCCGCCGTCATGTCGCTGCTCACGTTGTTCGAGACGCCAGTGATTTGACCACCGGGGCAGATCAAGCGCATGGTCAGGCCGGTGTTGCTGCGCTGCATACGGGCCGTGACGGTGACGGCGCTGCTGGCGGCGCAGACCACCGTACCCAGTTTGAGAAATACAGGTATAAGCGCGGAGGTGGTGCCTGAAGTCGGACGCATCCGCCACGACGTTGTCGCGGGGCTGTCCACGACTGCGGTCTGCTGGTTGACGGTGCCGATGCCGGATTGAAACACCCAACTGTTGTTGTCGGTGTCGTCGAGGCGGTTGACGTATACGAGGCCCGTTACGCCGGAGGAGGCAACCTCCGTAGCCTCGTTAATCGTGAAGTTGTTTAGGTACAGTTCGCTAATGGTAAAGGAAAATACACCCTGAAGGTGGCCAGTAGTGCTACCGCCATTAACAGAATTGTTGAAAGATTGTGACGCCGAAATTCCAGTCGAGCTCAAATTACCATTGGTTAGCGTTGCCGTTCCTACTGTGCAGTTATTGCAAGTAATAAAAGCTATATCTGCGTTTGAACCACTCGTGCCGTTGTTTCCTCCAACTACAGAGCCAACGGTTTGGTATTTGCCGCTTTGAAACGATAAGCCAATAGTAGCGTTGTTGGCAGCTAATTTTAATTCGGTAATAGATGAGCCTACCCCGCTTAGTCCTACACCACCAGCTCCATTATTATTGGCCCACACCGACCCGAAGGTTACATTAGCGTCCCCTACGCCAGAAAAAAGGCCGTCAGACGTATTCGCGGTGCAATATATGGAATTTATGTTTACGGAGAAAAAAGAGCCGGGGGTCGGTAAGAACCCGACGTTGTAGCGGCAGAAGTTCAGCCGATCTATAGACACAAACTGCCTAGCCGAGAGCGTGTTCAGCCCGCGACCAAGACCGTTTTGCCCGTCAAGCCACGTCTGCCCTGTCTGAGTGGACATGTCCGTGCGGTTCCAACCGCCGCTGTAGGTAATGAGGTTGCCGCTGGTGCCACTGTCGGTAAGGATTGATATATCGGCGTTGGTGGTAGCAGCGATTGCGGTCTTGACCGTCTCGCGCTTGTAGGAGGTGACCGTTCCTGTAGCGCCGTTGTAGCCCTTAATGTTGGTGGATTGGCTGTTTTCGACGTTGGCGTTGGCCAGCATTATGACATCGTTGTTGAGGCTCTGGATGGCGTACCACGCCTCGTCGCCCGTGCCGTCGCTCTTGGAGACCAGCGATTGAAGCGTCACGCTGTCGGCAGACGAGGCGGCTTTGCACGCCACGATGTTGTCAAGTAAGAAAACCTGCCCGCCAAGATCAGTAACAACGTAGAACGCGACGGAGCGGATGGCAGCATTTAAATTGGTGCCAAGATTGACTGTTACCGGCACCCACACACCATTTGCGCCCAGCGCAGGCACGTCGCACTGATGAACCACCGTGTCGCCAATGGTGTCGGTGCAAAGAGCCACATAGACCTGTCCAGCCGTGGTCAGTGTCCCTGAGTTCTGCCACACCCAGAACGTTACCTGTTGATAGGCCGAAAGATCAAGGGTTGCGGGCAGTGTGTAGTAGGCCGCCTTGCCCGTTGTGAAAGCCGCAACAACTTGAATGTTGGCGGAGGAATTGCCTTCTCTCCAGTTTGTTGTGTTCTGGGATGCTATGTTGCCCCCAACGGCTGTCCACGCAGGCTTCTGCCCCAGACCGCCGCACAGGGCGATATTCTGTACCAACGGCGAGGCCGTCTTGACGACGAGGTTGTTGGCTTTGGTGACGTTTCCAGTTGCGCCACCGACACCGTTGCCGGTCGTGTTGGTGCCGTCAATCTGAAGGATTTGGAACGTCGTGCCGGTGGGTGTGGTGCCAACCTTCCACACGCCACGGGCGTTTGTGTTGGTATTGTGGCCCGTAACGACGACATAATCGCCCGTCACCAGACCGTGCGCGCCGGAGGTTGTAATGACGATAGGCGTGGCGTTCGTGGACGACGAAATGCCTACCGACCCCGGACGCCCGCCGCCAGTCCATGTTGCGCTGCCAATGCTTGTCGGATCGGGCGATGCCATGATCCTGATCTCATCACCCGGCGCAATCCGCGCAGCCGTAGCGCCATTGGTGATCGTCTTCCATCGCGTGGCAAACGACGTGCCTGCGCTGGCGTCGTTGCCCCCTTCAAAGTCGATATAGTAGGTGACCACGGGCCGTGCGCCCCCTCAGTTAGAGAGCGAAGATGCCCGAGGCGTTCCACGTGATGGTGATGTCGCCGCCGTTCGGGGTCACCGGCAGGTTGGTCACGCCCGTGTCGAGGAAGGCCACCAGCGGCGACGTGGCCGCGCTGCCCGTGTCGATGTAGATCACCAGCGACACCACCTGCGAGCCCGTGACGGCCGTGAAGGTGACATCACCGCCGTCGAACACGCCGTCGGTGAACGTCTTCGAGCCGATCGTCTGCGGAGTGCCAACCACCGAGGCGCTGACGCTGCTGTAGAACTGGTTCGCCGACGAGTAGGTGTAGCCGGCCGTGACCAAGGCGACCTTCACCGTCCCTGCGCTCAGGTTGTTGTTGGCAGTGAACTGGAGCAGTTGCTCCTTCCACTTCGGGTACAATGCGTTTGCCATGGTCTACACTCCTGTCCTGATCACTGCCCTACCACGAAACCGGGCGGCGTTCACTTACATTTCGGCATGGCGGCGAGGCCACCCTGTTTGCGGCGCAGCATCTCGCGCATCTCAGCGCCTTCCTGCGCCGACATGCGGTTGCCGCTGGCCGCGCTGGCACCCACCGGCGGCAGCATCGGCTCGCGGCGCGTGGCCGGCACGCGCTTCTTCATCTCGCGCTTCTCGCGCTCAGTCATGGAGCCCACGCCCGGAGCGCGCCGCATCAGCATGCGCTCTTCCTTGGCCTCCATCTCCGACATGCGGTTGCCGCTGGCTGCGCTCTCGGCGGGCGAGGGCATCTTCACGTCACCGCCGTTGCCCTTCTTCATCGGGGCCTTCATGCCGGCCTTGCGCGCCTCGCTCATGGCGATGGCGACCGCCTGCTTCGGGTTCTTGACCTTCGGGCCTTCCTTCGAGCCGCTGTGCAGCTCACCCTTCTTGAACTCGCCCATGACTTTGCCGACTTTGGCCTCGCCCTTGGCCATGCCGCCCTTGGCATAGCCGCCGACCATGCCGCCGCCCATGTACTTCATCTTGGTGCTGTCTTTGAAGCCGTCCATTGCCCTATCCCTTCACACGAAAACTGGCGGTCTTTTCCGCAACCTTCTTCGGCTGCTTGGCGAACTGTTTGCCAGCGGCAGTCGCCTTTCGTTTTGCGCGGGTGGTCGCGGCGTATTCCTTGACCGACAGCGACTTGATCGCGTTGGCGGGCAGGTACCGCTCGCCTGTCGCATCCGGGCCCTGCGTTGACGGTTTGCCGGACTTGGTGCGCCAGTCCTGCTTCGTCCACGCCTTGAGGCTCTGCTGCGACTTCTTAATCACGGTAGCCGCCGCCCTTGGCCTTGTACTGCTGCGCCAGCATCTGCGCCTTGCGGGCAGACCACTGCCCCGGCGCGCCGCCCTTGCCGCCAGCCTTGATCGAGTTGAACAGCGACTTCCGCATGCCCGGCTTGGTGTAGTTGCCCGCCTCGTTGACGCGCGACTCGCCGCCCTCGGCGAACTGCAGGCGGCCACCAATGCCGATGGAACCGCGCCGGCCGGGGCCAGCCGACACCTGAAAGCGGTCACCGCGCAACGTCGGGCCAACGTAGCCTGCCGTGCTGGCCAGCGGCATCCGGGCCGGGCCTTGCTGCGGGGCAGGCATGGGCGCTATGCGCTGGCCGCCACCACCGCCACCACTGCCCTGCGCGGGCATGCGGAAATCCTCGAGTGCCTGCATGGACAGCAGATCCGGGGCCTCCCTGCGGCCGGTGACCTCGATCATGCCGCCCTCGGCCTTGCAGTCCCACTTCCGCAGCGCCAGCGCCTTGCGCGTCGGCTTGCCGTTGTCGTCCTTCATCGGGCCTTCCATGCCACCCATCCGGGCGCAGAAGCTCTTGCGCCGCGCGGCCGACTTGGGTGACTTGGCGGCCTGTTTTGCGCTCACGGGCGGCTTGATGTCCTGCCCCTGCGCCTTCAGCGAGGCGCGACCCTTGGCGTTGAGGCCACCCTCGGGGTTCTTGCCCTCCTTGCGCGTCCACGCGCCGCCCCCAGAGGCGTATTCGTCGCGTTTTACGACGAAATCGTCGCCATTGACGTGGCCGCCGCGCTTAAAGGGCAGTCGAACACCCGCTCCGACGCCTTTTTGCGCCGGATTGTAGCCGACATCGGCCGAAAAGCCGGGAGACTGGTAGCCAACGCCCACATTCGTCACCTGCGGCCGCATCGCGGGCATGTTTGGCTGCGCGCCCATGCGTCCGACGCCCAGATTGGCGCTAAAACCGCCGCCCAGAGGCGCATTTACGTTCATTTGCTGCATCTGCGGCGTGGCCTGCACGTTCACGCGCTGTGACAACCGCTGCAGGAGGCCCGGATCCGCCGGCATCTGGCCCACATTCGGCCGCTGAGACACGCTCAGGGCGTCGTTGATCTCGTCACGCGCCCGCATTGCGTTGAGATCGAAGGCGAAGCCGCCGGGCATCAGGCAACCCTCTGCGCTACAAGGATGACAGACGGAACCGCCGGAGCAATCGCGCCCGCCGGGAGGGCATCGATTGTCACCGCCGCGTTCTCAGGCAGCCACATGATCTCGATATTCTGGCCTGCCGTCACGGTCTCAAAGAAGACGATCTGAGCGAATGTCGCGCCGCCATCGGCGGCCTTGGGAATGTTCACGATGCTGGCAGAATTGGCGATGTTGGTGCCGCTCTTCCTGAACCAGAACGTCGCGTCGTGATCGTTGGTATCCGTGTTCTTAAACTGAAAACTCGGCGCGATCATGTACGTGCCCGCCGCCGCAAACGTGATTTGAGTGCTGGAGACGATGTTGATCCCAGTGCCAGTCAAGCCGTCGCTGAACGAAACTGCTGTGGCGGAAGACACGTTGCCGGTTTGATCTGCGGTGCTGAACGACGAGATGTACGCGCGCCCGTCCACGTCCGCGAATGGGATCGTGGCGGCCGCCGTCATCGGCGTCGTGCCCGTGCCCTTAACGTAGCCCGTGAGCGTGGACGCGCCCGTGCCGCCATTGGCCACGGTCAGGTCGTTCGTCAGCGTCAGGGTGCCCACGGTCGCCGCCGTTGACACCACCGTGTCGGCATTGACGACGCTGAAATAGTCAACGGCGTTCAGGTTGGTGCCGGTGAAGGTCGAGTTGGCCTTGTCGTAGACGAGGTTCAGAATGCTGTACGCCCCGCCCAAGCTCACGCGCTCCGGGTTGTTCGCGGCGGAGTTCAGGACGAAGCTGTTCGCCAGCGTGACGAAGGTGCCGACGCTCGATGTCACGGCGTTGGTCGCCGGGCTCAGGGCATAAATGGCGCAGCCGTCGAAGTTCAAAGTCCCGGCGGTGACGCTCGCGGTGAGGACTTGGAAGCAATCCTTGAGCAAGACAACGGCGCTGGCGTTGGACACAGCCACATCCCGGCACTTGTTCCCCACGATGGAGACCGTTCCGGTGCCCGAAATCTGCACGCCCGAGGAGCATAGCAGCTCGCTGTCGATGATCTCAACGTAGTTCGAGCCGGACTTGATGACCCGCGTGTCCACGGTGCAGTTCGAGATGTACGTGTTGCCGCTGCCCGTGATGGTCAGGTTGCTCATCTTCAGGCCGGACACGCGGGCCGCTGCGGACAGGGTCAGCGTCCCGCTGATCTGGGTGTTCGCGCCCGTCAGTTCGCTGGTGGTGATCGTCACGTTGGCCGAGCTCACCGTCGGGCTCTCGGTGTACGTGCCGGGGTGTACGATCACGGTGTTCCGGCCCGCGCTCACCAAGGTCAACGCCTTGACGATCGTCAGAACCGGGTTGATCAGCGTGCCGTCACCCGTCGTGTCGTTCCCGTCCTTGCTGACGTGGATTTCCAGCGAGAAGACCGAGTAGCTCCCGACCGTACGGCCGGTGCCGCCGTTGGCCACGGGCAGCACGTTGCTCGCGCTGGTGGAGTAGGTGGCGGCGATCTGGGCCGCCGTCACCTTCTTGCTGGCGCTGGTCTGTACCGTCTCGAACAGCTCGGTGCCGGCCAGCGGAACAGTAGCGGCGAGAAGATCGGTAATCTTGACGTTAGCCATGCGCGCCTGCCCTTATGCCCAGACCCGGTACGGCGTGGCCGGGGTGTCTATGATGTAGCCGAGAAGCGCCGAGGTGTCGATATCTTCCACCAGACGCAGGTTGGTGTGCCAGCCGGTAGCACCCTCGATCTCACCGATGTGATCCAGCGTGACGCCCGCCACCGGGAAGCCCTCGTCGTTGATGATGCCCGCAGCGGCCAGCGCGGCGGTCATTGCCTTTTCGGTGAGTGCGGAGAGATAGAGGTCGATCATACCGAGAGCGCCTGTAGCTGCGCGTCGGCCAGACGCTGCGGGTAGTAGGTGATGGAGCGCATGTAGCCGTTCAGGTAATTCACCCCCGCAGTTCCTGATCCAATCAGCATTCTGTTTACAACTGGAACCGTTCCAGAAGTGTCTGTTTCTGGCGCAAGGCCGTTGATTGACTTTGCAAAATTATCCAGCGCGTAAGCTCCAGCTATGCTTGTATTTGCGTTTGTATTAATAGTACCTGCATTTAAAAATGCCTGTGTGACGCCGCCAACGCTCACAGCAAACACTGGAGAAACAACAGACCCTGCATAGGTTCGAATAGTGTTGGTTGCGGCCCCATCATCAATTTGTACCACACCCGGATTGCCCGTCGTGCGGAAAAAGGGGCCAAAATTGGCAACAACCGTCCCCTCGCTGGCGTTATACCAGCTAGAGAAGTTCGTTCCCGTCATTGACGCGTTGTCAGCCGCGCGGGTGACCTGTGCCGTTGCCGTGGGGATAACGCTGGTGGCAAACGCGCCCAGTTCCAACTGCGGCAGGCCAATGCGGAGGGTGATGTCAAATGGCACTCCAATTGTTGTGCCAATACGCAGGCGTGGCTGCACGAAGGTTGTCAACACGTTAGCAAGGGTAGCCGTAAAAGATAGCCGAGACGCCGCAAGATTTGAAGAAGTGCTTGTGATGTTTGCACTTCCAAAACTTTCAGTTCCGATTGTACCGTCAGTCCCTAGTATACTTAAAGTTGTTTGCGTTCCAACGAAAGAACCCGCCTGCAATTTTACATACGCGCTCTCAGTCCACGTCTGACCGCTTGTTGCCGCAATATTATTTGTGCCGTCAAACCCAATACTTAATGCAAGGGCTATAGTCGGAGTCCCAGAAAACTTTATATCGATGTACGAAACGCCGTTTTCCATCCCCGTACCGACGATTTCGCGCGTAATCCCAGAACCAGTAGTAGATACCGACCAGTTCGTAGGCGCAGTCCCCGGCGTACCAGCTACAGCGCCCACACCAATGCTGTTGCGGATGCTGTTGACCCGCTGCTCTTCAATCAGCAGGCCACGTGCGGCCAGCGTGACCGGATCGTAGTCAAAGCGCGGGCCGTAGTAGGCCGAAGCGACCGTCTGCACATACGTCGAGGGCAGCGTCTGGTAGGTGACGGCTTCAAGCTGCGCGCCCCAGATGAACAGGCCGCTGGTGCCGTCAGCCGTCGCTATGGTGATCGAATTGCCTTGAGCAAGAAAGATTTGGGGCGCTGACGCGCCGGTTGCGTTGGCGGTCATCACAAGTACGCACCGCCACCAGCCGTTGCCAAATGATGTCATGGAGGCCGAAACAACAGACCCGGCTGAGCTAACAGTCCCACTATTTAAATCGTAGTAAACGTTTCCGGCTGGAAATTGAGCCGAAAATCGCAAATTGATTTGGCTAAACTGATCGGCTTTAGCAAACACGGTGAGCGCGTAAGTTGTCCCGCTGGTTACTGAAGCAGACTGACCAACTGCATGGTTGGTTGCCGCCGTAGTGTCGATGACAAATCTATCCGCGTTCGTTGTACCATCGGGCGAGGTTGTAGCGTTAGCCGTGATGCTGGAGCGCGTTTTCGTCCAAGCCGCGTTGTCAAACTCCTCCGACCGCAGCACCTGATTGTTCGGCGCGTAGGTCACCCGCCCGGTGCTATCGACCAGCGTGGCGTTCGTCGTGCGGCTGAACGTGATGCGGCTGTCCAGCGGCGCGCCGGCTAGGAAGTTCAGCGACAGCGTCGCGCCGAACTGATCGATCAGGCCACTCGATCCGCCCCACAGCCCCTGCGCGCCCTTGTACAGGCCGGTGCCGAGTGCGAGGCCTGAGACGCCGCTGTAGAGGCCGGTGCTCACCCTTACGCCCTGTTGTCGCCGGACTGGATGATGGTCAGCGTGGCGCTGCCTGCGCCGCTGTTGACGACAACGCGGACAGCCGCCGGCACGTAGGCGTAGTTGCCCTGCCGGTTCACGGTCTGGGAGACCATGTTCGGATCTGGGTGGCTAAACCACGTCGGAGAGGTGACGGTCTGCGGGTTGTCGAGGGTCTGCTGCACCGTCCAGTTCACGGTGCCGGTGACGACGACCTGCAGTGAAATGTCCGGCCGGCCGTGGATGTCGAGGGGCGCGGTCGTGCCGTTGCCGGCTCCCGTCTGGGTCAGAACGATCTGGCGCATGGGCGTGTCCTTCTATGCTAGAGAGCAGGCCGAGCGCACTTCCATTCGCCCGGCCTGCTCTCGTGCCAATTACGCGATTGTTGCGCCGTAGTTGCTGACGATCATCCAGCCCAGCGTGGTGAAATACTGGAGCGTCACGCTGTCGCCCACATCACCAAAGGTGATCGTGGTGTAGCCGGTCTTCGTGGTCGGCGTCAGGGTGCCGTCGCCACCGTCAACGACCATCACGATGGTCAGGAGCTGGCCATTCGCGCCGTTGGCCAACGTCAGGGCGTCGGCGGCAGTCGTGGTCAGGCGGACGGTGCCCGAGGTGATCGGCACCGCGCCAGCGCCCGAGCGGGTGCCGACAGTGCCAAATACGCGGCCGGTCAGGTCGCCAGTAACGTCGCCGGTGACGTTGCCAGTGACGTTGCCGGTGACGGTGCCGCTGATGTTGCCGATGAAGCCAGCGGTCGAGGTGACCGGCCCGGAGAATGTGGTCGAAGCCATGATCAGTCCTTATGCACAAGTCGCCTGTCAGTCTGTGCATCGTCCGCTGGGCCGGTCTGACAAGCTGGGGTTTGCCCAGTTCGCGGCACTGTATCACACGTCACTTCAACAAAAAAGCCCCCGGAGCCGAAACTCCGGGGGCCTCATTGCGTCTGAGCCCGAGGGCTTAGATGCCCGGCGTGCCGAACACGCCACGGGGGTCAGTCCACCCGAAGGCATAACGCTCGGTTGCCTTGTAGCGCATGCTGTCGGTTTCGAAGTCACCTTCCATCGACTTCTCGAGGCCGCGACGCATCGCGAGCTTGAGGCCTTCCGGCGCGTCGGTCTCGACCCAGAAGGCCGTGTTGGAGG